GAGCCGCGAAGTCTGTATGTCCCGAGGCACCCCCGGGGGTTCTCTCGCTTTCTCGCATGGTCGCGGTTAAGAAAAAGGATAGACGACTCAAACATATCTCGAAGCCCTTGCGGAGACAGATGGCTCACTTGATAGATCGCACGCGATGGCCCGTTCTTGTGACGTATTCAGATAAAGGTCAGGTCAACGATAAAGGCGAGCCACACAACGGCTTTGTCTATCAGTGCTCTGGATGGACCGCAACTACTTTACGCAAAGCGCAGGTCAATGAGAATTCATCTGGCGCGCGTTGCTCGTCGTATAGCAACGGTCGACATGGTTCGCGCGATCTGATTCGCGCGGGATCAACACTGATCCAGCGCTGGGAGAACTGGATCTGCCCTGAGGGTACCGCGGCGATATACATGGCTCGGCACGGCTGGGAGCGCGTCCCGCTTCCCGGCAAGGTTTGGAAAAGCGGAAGGCAGGCATATACCTATATCCGCTATCCTAATGGAGCAAGATAGGCATGGACGATATTCCCTACGATGTTCCTGAAAACCCACTAGAGGGCGGGGAAAATTATTTGCGCCGCTGTAAGTGCAGACAGTTATTTACCCTATCTATGCCGGGGCGTTGTGATTTTTGTGGTGAAATCAAGCGCTATTGGCGCACATCGGCTGGTCAGGTCCTAACTCTGGACAAAATGAAAACCGGGCATCTGGTAGCATCTATCAAAATGCTAGCCCGCAAAATGGACGGGTCATCCGACTACTTGCGGGAAAGATACGAAATTGCGATTGATCTGCTCTACGAGGAGCTAGGATCTCGGGATAAAGAGATAACTCAGCTAGAAAAGATTCGGGCCGTTATTTGTGGCGAATAATTAGTACGTAACAGCGTTTGCATTTTTTACAAAAAGCTATTTTCATACTAGACGATGTCTTACGAAATTTGATCTCAGAGTTACATTGTCTACAGTTTCGAATCTCTAGCTCTTTTTTGCTCTGCATTTGGCTACTTGTTCATCTACCCATTGTTGATACGCGACTAGCCATGCCGCGGCTTTTTGGCTTAGGCATGCTTCAAAGAAGAGTGGACATCCCATCTGCCCCGGGCCTGCGATGTCCCCCGGCGATGCATCGAGTTTCGGAGGATCAGTCGTAATCGTGCAGGCCTCAGGGTTTGGGAGGGTCGGAAACACGGGAGGAGTTGCGTTTTTGCAACAATTCTGCAAAGACACCAGGAGTAGCAGTTTTACGCAATTCTTCCAGATACGCGCCATTGTTGTCCTCCAGGGTTTTGATTTGTGCATCACGTCTAACTATTTGATCATCTGAACTAGTTTTCAAGAAATCGTAGGACTTGTGCCATCCTTCGCACTCATTAGACCTGATTACGAGATTCTTCTGTGTGGAATGCAACTCGTCTTGTACCTGACTCTTACGCCATAGCAGATAGAGCACGGTAAGGCCGTTTACCGCCAGGGAGGCCAGGAGGGCATAGAACATGCCCTAAGCCTAAAGCAAAGCCCGGTAGATTTCAAGTCTACCGGGCTTTGTGTCACTAGTACAACTAGTGACGGGTAGCTACGGAGCCGGAGCCGGGCTAGCGGCAGTCACGGCCGCGCTAAGAGCATCGGCCTGAGCCGAGACATCCGAAGCCAGCTGGGCAATCGCGCCAGCGTCCGCAGGAAGCGCAGCGATCTGAGACGCGAGACCCTGGATCATGGCAACGGCCGACATGACAGCCGCATCGAGCTTAGCGTCCGCAGCCTTGAGAGCATCAACTTCTTGTGACATTTTTCTGAGTTTCCTTCCTTGGAGTAAAATTATTTGTTCTAAACGTTCAAATCTGTGGTCAAACCACACACTATACCTTCGGTGCTACTGTCTTAGCGAGATCCTCAACCTTATCGACACCTTCGGCAAGCTTCTCTGCTGTAGCATTCTTTCGGCCAACGTAATGCAGCACGAGCGAGAGGAGTACGCCTGCGGCCATTGCAATAGAATAAATGGTGGTCATAGTGGGTAACCTATACTATTCGGAGCGGGGGGTTTGCAACTTATTTGCGACGTCGAGGCTTTGACTTAGTAAAATTTGCTGTATCTACTTCAAGATATCCAATTCGTTTGCCGTGATCATCTAATACAGCCCAAATCTTGGGTCCGTCGGCTTCTAGCACGTTAACCTTAGCTGCCAAACCTTTGAGGGAACTAACGCTATCTTTGAGCTCTGATAGTCCTGCCCGCATAGATCCCCAACCGATTCCAGCACCCAAAGCCGTACTAACGACAGTCAGAATTACACCGAAGAGTTGACCGGAACTGCCCATGGCTAACCTATCTTGCCATCGCCGGGAATCCAGCACAACTTTGCAAAGGTCTTAGGACCGATTACCCCGTCTGCTGTCAGATTATTCTTGGCCTGCAAAGCTTTGACAGCTAACTCTGTAGCCAATCCGAAATTTCCATCACACACGGTTCCAAGGCGTGCTTGTACCCACATGACGCGCTCGCCCGATTCGCCGAGCTTCATATAATTAAATTTATTCAGGTCTACAGCGCATCCGAATCCTGGGACACCTAAAGCATCGCCTTGGTACTGGTGAATCCAGTAGTTTCCTGCACCCCAACTTGCGGGGACTTGTGGAGCCACAGGAACAGCGTCTAATTGCGCAGGCTTACGTGCAGCTAGTTGATAATGCGCTAGCCAGAGGGGGGAATCTACAAATTCCGACATATCCGGATCGCCGAGATCTTCGTGTATCACTCGGGCACTAGTATAAAGAATAGGCGAGCACTTATAATAGTCTCGTAGAGTCTTGACAGCCCGTCGGATCCAATCAAGGGCCTGAGCATGCGTCATACCTGTATCAACAAATCCGTTACCTGGAAACTCGATATCCAGCACCGGAGGAAAGTCGGGAGCGTTCCCGGCTGTCTGGATCATGGCTCTGGCTTGTAGCTCAGGATTCGCAGGCGTGCTTCCCTTGAACGGAAATCTCAGGAACAGGTAAGAGCCGTAGGGTATCCCCAAAGCCCTTAGGCGAGGGGCCTGGGGACCGTAGAAGACGTCTACGAGCGTCCCCCAGGCTGCCCGAAGAAATACGAAGCCCAGACCCGATGCCTTGGCTGTTTCCCAATGGGGTTGACCGGGATCGTCTACAGAGGCAAGGTCGGCACCAAACATCTTAGATACCCTCGGCGACGTAGAAAGTAGTATCAAACAGGTCTATTCCGGTGCTTGACTCGAATCTGATTCCGAGTTTGTACGGAGTAGCTACGCCTGATCCTATATTCAGAGATTCATCGTAGCAGCGTTTACCGTTAGTCCAGATAGGCGGAGAGTGCGTACCGTTGCCTGTAATAGTTGGTCCTGCAATGAATTTGGCATTGGATTCTATTGTAGCCATTGTCAGACCATTAGTTTTAGGAGTACCAGTGGTCTCGGCTACTGTGCTGACATCGGCCAGATAGTATAGATTACCAATGCCATAGTTATTTTGATAGGCATTATTTAGAGTTAATCGTCCTGTATTGGCCGTATGAGATCCGTTGGCGCTCGTGACTGCCAGGCTAATAAGTCTTCCCGCCCGCGAAGTACAAGTAGCCATAGCGTGAGCATTGGCACCAAAACGCCGATATTTGACTTTTAGGATACCGATTCGATCGGCTGCTGGAGTAACGGATGCGCTTGGGATAAACTTAAAATAATACATCCGTCCGTCTACTACTGTTATCTTAGTAGAGTTAGAAAAGTTAATAGCCCCCGGAGCGTTGGAATTGTCAGTTACGGCTGTCTCTGCGTCTGTTTCACCTGAGATGGTCGTGTATACTACTTTGCCCGTGATAGTGGCAGACCCGTTAGTATTTTTCTCAACGTCCAATTGCCACATGAATACGTCGCCGTCTTGAAGGCCCGTGAGAGGGTAATACACAGGGGTAGCAGATGCTGCCAGAATCCATTTGTTGGCATCTCGTACATGCGTACCGCCCGGAGCACCGGCCGGAGTATCAGTAGAGTCCAGAGTAGTAACAAACAGGATAGCGGGCATCGGATCTATCATCAAATCCGTGCTAAGCGTAGTACGAGGGACAATGCGAATAGGCATTCTCAGATCATGGAGAACAGCTTCGCCCGAACTTACGACGTCTATATAATTAAGAGGGTTCGTGCCTGTGTATGTCTCGCCGACTACAACGCATGCGATGGGTACATAACCGGAATCCGGTGTAGGATAGACAGGCGTAGCGTTAGGAGTACCCGTTTTGACACTTACTGTAGCTTCTACTTGACGCTTCTTATTCATGCTCGTAGTAGTGACTACATGTGTGGTAGCGTCTTGAAAATCTCTGCTCTGGGGGTCGTCTGTAACATAATCCAGCTTCATCTGGATCATGTCTACGCGAGGCAAAGTGGCATGGCCGTTCGAAAGAGTAAACTCCAACGTACCGTCAAAAGTATACGCGAGAAGTTGCGGCTCGTTACCGTCTGCCGCGGAGATCTTCTGAAAAAGTGTCCCGGCTCCGATTTTGACTTTGTTGTTAGCAGAGCCTTGACGCGGATTGGCTCCGCCTACACTCAAGCAATATGCCCACGACGCAGATGGGTCGGCACCTTGTTGGGATACGAATTCGGGATCTTTGTTCGTAGGTCCGCCTATCAATCGGCCTAGAATCTGATCGTTTAGACGTGCAGCTAGAAAACGCTGACTATCGTTTTGATCTGTATGGGTAAGACCTTCCCCGTCGTTATAGTTGACTGTTTTGTACAAATCATTAGTCGGCATTATGGATTAGCCCTTATTTCAACGTAGTGGTTAAAACCCGCTGGCCCAAACTGTCTCAGGTAATCGTCTACGCCACTACCAATAGCGGCAGACGTGCCATAAGGCAAGATTACGATATACCCCTGTGGTCTACCTGCATAGGTCATGCGATAACCTCGCGAGGCAAACGAGGTAGAGAATCCGGGGACCTGATAGTGTCCCCTGTCCCGCCGAAGATTCACGAACGCGCATACTCCCAGACTATTGGCCGCTAAAATCAGGTTAATATTAGCTTCTAGAGCCGGCTGAGTCACGGCGTCCGAGACTTGGATGATGCGCTGTTGAAGAGTCAAATCGTCTTCGCCGGAACGTCGCGTGATGCCTCTATCTTTGGCGTGCTGATCTAGGTCTGTTCCAAATGCTTGCAGGATATAAGTAATATCGAGCCAGCTCTGAGCCTGTGCACGCGTCGCGTCAAATACTTCAGTATATCCATAGAGCCACTCAAGCACCGTATTTTTTCCACGGGTCAACCATCGCGGAACAGAGTTCCGTGCATGGTCAAAGAGCGCTTGTGCTTCTGTAGATAGAGTCATACTAGTTCCAAGTCTTTCCTCGAAAGACGCAGGATATGGTAGTCTGGCTAACGCCAAATTGTTGCGCAATGCGTGTCTGACTAATTCCGTTAGTCAGTAGGTCCCTGATTTTGATGATTTTATCTGTAGTAAGTTTGCTGTTTCCGTTGGCTTCTTTACGAGGCACCTTCTCTGGCTTAGTGCGTGAGCCGTGACGAGTTCCAGAAGCATTATCTCTATTCCCAGAAATAGCCTCGCCTTTGGCCTGTCTATTTTTATTGTTTCTATCCTTAGTGTTATCCTGTGTTGTGCCTAAAAATAGATGATCCGGATTTACACATGTAGGATTGTCACATTTGTGACAGACTAGTAGGTCTTCGTTGAATTCTCCGAAATGTTGCCTATAAGAAATTCTGTGCGCCCTTTCGCATTTAGTAGGTGTCACTCTCAACTTACCGTATCCGTCCTTATCCAGGGAAGCTAGCCAGTTCCAGCAGCCTGGGGTATATTCAACCTTATTCCAGAATCTCTCAATTATTGATCTAAGTTTTGGCGCCATAAAATTACACAATTGTTATTACGCCAGCCCGGATAAGTGACCCGGCAGTAGACGGGGCCGTATCTACTACAGGATCTGTGACTACAATATTGACGATGTTATCCGGGTCAACTGCTTTGACGGCTGTCATGATATCTGAGAGATAAAGCGTCTCCCCAATATTTAGTTTCCCAACGCGCGCTTGTATAGACGCCTGAATATCAGAGATAAGTTGATTAACGTCTACTCCGAGCTTTACAACTATCGTAACCGTGATATTGACCGTCTGGACTACACCCCCAGAGACTTCTACAAGTGCACCGGCTGCGGCCCAATCGAAAAGCTCTATCGCGGCTTTCATGGTCATAGACCCATCGTCGATTAGACTGGGGCCAACAGTCTGTGTAGTGCCTGTAGAGTTTCCGCTGGAATCTGAAACGTAGACCGTTACGAGTCCGGTCGTATCTTGTATCGCGTTGGCTTTTGCTATTGAAATGCCGGGGGTCTGCGTTGCTCCGTATTGCAGAGCCGCGATAGTTCCGCGTCGTAAAGTAGACGGATAAAGCCTAACTCTATCTCGGAGCGAATCGTCTGTTTCCGCGTCGGCTCCTCCGGCGGGTTGAGTAGACGAAGTGATGGTATACAATCCGCCAGCCGGAGGCGTAGAGATAATCTTAGTGATCAAATTGGCTGCGGCTAGATTTCCATTAATACCAGCAAGCACGGCTTGGACATTGACCGTTCTATTTCCGTTCGTGCTAACGGCCCACGAAGCGGCCGTGGTGCTGACAAACTGTACGGCGTTGCCCGTGCTGTCAGTGGCTGTAGCTACTACGGTGCCTATCGGGAAAGTCTGGCTAGTGGCATCGGCACTAGCGCGATTGAAGGTCACAGTAGCGAGAGATTGCTCGGCTGGATTACGATTGATGGCCCAGTGATCTGCGGCGAGTTTCGTAAGATCATCTCCGATAGCGCCATCAAGAAAAGTTGCAGCGATGCGCTCGGCGAACCATCCCACGAGCCTATCGCCCATAGCTGCGGCTGCTGAGATAAGCATCTCGGCGATGCTCCCCGAGCGGACGCTAAGATCTGGCCGGAGTAGAATACTCTCGGCTTTGCCTAGATCGAATATGTCTTGGAAGCTCGGTGTTGGCATAAGTTAACTAGAGAATTGAGTGAATGCGAAGCTATTTTCTCTCCCTAGCGCTTGGACTTTGACCGTGATTTTTACGCCCGGAAGATTACCCGACGTTAAACTCTCGACCACTACGTCTACAACTTTCTGGATTCTTTCTTCTTGCGTTAGCTGCTCTATAATCGTCTGGCGAAGAGCGTCACGATCTGATTTAGTTGCGCGCTTCTTAACAAAGCGCATAAGCCCAGCACCAAAGTTAGGAAACGGGGCGTATTCTCCAGGAGTCGTAATCATTCGTAGAAAGATGGCTTGACGTAGTGATGCTAAGCCTTCTATAGTTGCGTAATCTCCAGAGGCTGTTACTTGCAAGTCATCGTTAAATAGTATATCTACGCCGAATAGGGCTTTTTCTACTGGATCCGGTTGAGATACTACAGTGCTTGTACTAGCCGGAGTAATAAGTAAGGCAGGCATTAGCCCTCACTTTCGTTTCCAAAATCGTCTATTGCTCTGATACGAACATCAAGCGATTGTCCGGTAGGCCATCCGCCTAGACGATAGATAGTAAAAATATAAGGGTCCGTAGAGGTACCTGATCCCGTTGTGGTGGATCTTTTGTTATCAAAAGGAAAAGAGAAAAACCCATCGTGAGGATCCCATACTGTATAGCGCGGGCCTCTGGTTCCGTCTTGACAGGTTATATGATAGAAACTCAGGGCTTTAGAGTTGTAAATGGAGATAATCAGGGCGTCGTCGGGCACTATGGGGGTAGATAGTACGGTTATGATAGATGCCGTGCCTGATGCTACTGGCGCGCTTGCTAGACCAGCAACAAATCCGTCTGACCTGCCCTCATCAAGCCCCCTATCATATCCGTCATCATAGCCGTAAGATTGTCCTATTGAGATGCCCTGCGCTTGACCTTGGGCGAACGTGCCCGGAGTGATATTCGTGGGGGAAATTATTTGTTGGCCGGCTATAGATACGCCAATACTGATAAACTGCGATCTACCGTCGTCGTGGCCGTCGTTATACCCGTCGTCATATCCGTCGCCCCTAAACGGCTGGGAGCCAAGTACTTCTGTCCGTCCGTTGTAATAGCCTTGAATAAGTCCCTCGGGATAGCCTGCTACATAAGCAGATAATCTAGGTCTAATCGCCGTATAGACGGTAACGGACCCCATATCTACACCCGTGCGTACGGTCATATTAGGCTATCACAGGAGTAGTGGATCCGTCCCAGGGCCATATAGCGGCGGGGCCTAGAGCTACGTATTGTAGAGTCCCGTAGGTATCAGCGAGAGCCGGAGTAGTAGTTAAACTACTGGTAATTACATACCACCAATCAATAAGTGTACCTAACTTTCCGCTGGCATTTGTGGTCAGACTATATTTCTGAAGGGGAAACATCAATTCACCAGTAGCTCCCTGGAGTTCTGGTTTTTCTACCGGAAATACTTGCCCTGTAGCAAGTCCCACGGATTCCCCTCCACCTTGTACTGTGATGGTATTGTCTGCGTTTGTATGTACGCGCGCTACAGCTCCTAGATATCCCGCTCCCCCCTGTGAACCGGAGACAGTAGCTCCAGGTCCTCCAACCGTATTAACTCCTGCGACATTATGGAAAAAACCATACACTACTGCTGTACCCCCTCCTGTTGTAAGCGTCCATGTAGCAGGGGACACCAAAGCACTAGTGAGTTTTTCTATGCCAAAGTAGGAAACGATAGCTGATGATCTAAATACAGCTACTCTAAACATTTGTTTATTAGTGGTACCTAGAAACCAATACACTCTATCTGCAGAGGCCGTAGAATTGATAATCGTGGAACCTGTTGAGACGATTACCTCGTCCGTGGCTGTCGGTTCTTGGTTTGCTGTACCGGCTGGAGTGTATTGCCCTCCGGGGGAATATCTGATCGTCGCAATGTCCGCGGTTGCTCCGTTATATGAGAGCAATACATCTACTCCGTCCGCATTTGTTAGTACGGCAAAGCTTTGGGCTCCGCCTGTACCGTTAAACTGGGTTGTACAGTTAGCTTTAGATGCCCAACGGTCCGTGTGGTCGGACGAGCTAGTCGGACCTGTTGTCCCGTCGCACGTATACTTGACGGTCCAGCCCATTGTAGCAACCAAGAAATTCTTGAGTTGAAACAGGAGCACGGACATCGAATCATTGACGGACGTAAAAGTAGATCTTACGTTTGGGCTAACTGTCCACGTCTGTGTAATAGCGGGGAGTGTCACGGTTACACCACGTACTCTTCGCCTTCGATTGTAATAGTAAGAGCTGTAGCCGTATCCGAACCCCCTACAATATATTCAGTAGAAGCCAACTTCATCGTGCAGTAATAATCGAATGTTCCATTAGCTGGAACCGCTTGCACGTTAAAAAGCTCGGTGCCGGCGGCATTGGCGCCAGTTGCTCCAAGCCAGAGCGAAAAGTGGGCGGTATTCCCCGTCTTGTTAACTACGTGAATGTGTTTAACAAGATCAAAGACTTGTGCTACGCCGTTACCCCCCTGCCAGATGTTGGTAGTGAGCGTAGTGGTCAGGGCCACGGGTCCGACGAGTCTTTTGTTAGTGCCTGGCATGGTGCCTGAACTATACAGGCACCGGAAAGAGAATCTCAAGTTTAGGAATTATGTTACTTTGGCTTGCTGAGCTAGATAGGTAGACGCGGCGCTATTGAACGTAGATAGAGCAGCGGCAAGGGCCACTCCAGGAGGAGTGCCGCTCGTGAGCCCTACGGCAACCTGTAATGCGTTAGCCGCTGCCGCAGTTGCGGGGAAAGGGGCGGGTAGCGCTGCAACGGCTTGCGCGTACGCGGCAACCGCAGCAAAGGCGTTCTGAATAGCCGTCAATAATGTATCTTCGGCTGATCTATACGTCTGGCCTTTAACGGCCGGTTCCGATCCTGTTTCAGCTCCGCACGTAACAGTAGGAGCGTCTATCGTCACTTTGTTACTAGACTTCATGACGTGATCGCCGTCGCCAGTAAGCTCACTCGGTATAGCGACGTCTAGAACGCCCACGATGATAGGCTCAAAGTCAAGCGGATCTTTGATCAAGCTTTGAGGATCGAAGGGCAGCAACACAGCTACTTCTTGATCTACTCGGGGAATCTTGAAATTCTGGTCGTTCCCGAAACCGAGCCTACACAATACACGCGTACCAGATGGGACTAGTTCTACGTCTACTAGCACTTCTTTACGTCCGTTTTCTGTAGAAATCTCAAAGTGAGAACCGTGCTCGGGGAATTTACGTACTACGCCCAAACTAGTAACCATGTGGCCCTGAGCTAGCCAGGCTTTCATCTGTTGTGTATCGGGGCGCTTGCCCCCCTTAACGCCTCTCCTGGATACGGTGGTCTTCATGCTATGCCCCCGCGGCGGTTAGGTTCGGATTAATGAAGTTCATTGCTTCTACGTCTATCTTGACGCCGGAGTCTTTGTCCCACGTGATATTGCACTCTTTCACGTAGAACGGTTGCCGGAAGTAGTCCAACTTACTATAATTTTCTGATACTAGAGCCGCGACATCTGGGGAATAACCCAGAGATATCAAAATATTGTATCTGCTTTGTGGCGTAGATTCTTTGCTCTGCATTTGCTCGGCATTGAACGCGTCCCACTCTATCATGACCGAGTCTCCTGCACGGATAGCGAGCAAATCAGCATTTTTCAGATCACGAAGGTGCGGCGTAGCGAACCTGATTACCCCCTCACCGCGCGCTAGTGTGAAGTAAGTAGCTTTGGCGAAATCTACGAGGGTCTTCTGGTCTTTAACATCTGGTATAGAAAAGACTTTAAACTCTTCTTTCTTGACACCTATACCAGTAGAGCCAAACGAGATTTTAGATACACCTTTTTTCTGGGTTACGCCTTTATTGAAATTTTCTAGGTCATTGTCCGAGGGAAATCTGCCCTCAAACGGAGTAAATGGGGGGTCTGGATTCGTAGAACGGACCCGGATTTGCGGGGTAGCCTCTTTTGACATCTTGCGTTCTACTTCGAGCTTCTCAAGATTACGTCCATAGGCCACGTGAAATTGAGTCTGTGCTACAGACTGTAATACGTGGGGAGGAGTTATCCAAACTTCAAAGCCCTTGACAAATACGATAAAACCATAAGCCAGGCATAGCTTATAGATTACATCCCAATATGTTGAGTCCGCCTTGACTGACACTCCGCGCGGCTTACGACTCTTGCTAGAGTTTACTGTTTTTTTAATAGTCACTTTGTTATGGGTGACTGTATTAGAGACGGACGAAATCTTGACGTTAGAATCATCGAACGTCTTGACCGTGAGCGTGCGCCCGGAGATTTTCTTAAGAGTCGCCTCGTCTACAAGCGCTTGCACGACATCTTCTAGATTGCCGTCTGGGACTCGTCCGCCATGTCCTGACTTGCTGGGGTCCCACTGTCTATCTATCAAGAGAGACGTATAATCTCGCCCGGAAAGCGAGACTTTTCCTCCCTCGGAATCTTCAGTGAGCGTCATCTGATCTACAAGACCTGTAGAGAGTAGATTACTAGGATCATGCCAGAATGCATTAACTGTTTGATCTGTCTTGTGATAGAGATAGATTTCTACAGCCATGCTCTTAACGAGCTCGGGACTGAACGGGAAACGCTTGGCATCGAAGACAATCTCCCACGTATCGGCTTCTTTATAGGAGTTAAGATGCACGTTACAGCTAAATGGAAGGATATCCGTAAGCACCACGGGATCTTCGGGTCCTCCAAGACCATCGAAGATACACGAGAGATTTATACGGGCCTCAGGATAATACGTCGACATTGGTTAACTCTGCTGGAGTTTGACATCTGGAATCGTTAATAGTTCTCCGCCAGTAAGGACTATGGTATTCAAATTATTCGCAAGCAAGATGTCGCGCCAGTGGAAAGGAGTCCCGTAATACAGCGAACTTATCTGATAAAGAGATTCCCCTTGGCGTACTCGGTGCAGGCGTTTGGGCTTCGGCTGTGCTCGAAGAGCCATCTGTGTAGCACTGTCATCGGCTACGCCTGCCAAAAGCAGCGCATCGGCGGATAGCGCGCGGGACCAAGTCTCAAATTTTAGATTTTCTACCAGCGAACTTGTGGACATATGTACGCTAGCAACAATACCGCGCGATGTCGAAAGCAGCGATCTAACTGCAGTCTTGACACTACCCATTGCTTGAGCTCCGCGGTTAAGTGCATTAGCGGCATCTTGCCCGGGCTTAAGTATCTCGTTCTGGACCGTGTTTTCAGCGCGGCTTACTCCAGATTCGATAGTGTCTAGGCCAGAATTTATGCTAGAAAATATACTTGACTTAAGAAGTTGCTGCACTTGTGCGTTAGCTCGAATGCCCGCGAGATCCTGATCCGCTTTAAGTAACTCAAGAGCTTGACGCGCTTTTGATACAGCGGTTTTCGGGTCTAGCGTGATTTTGACAGCTTTGTTAGCGTCTACTCGAACCGTTTCGCCTTTGTACCGATAGTGCGGAGAGATAGTAAAACTATATCCAATCATATCCGCGCGCTTCCAGTTTAGATTAAACTGAGTAATCAAGCCCCGGATAGATAGTTGCTCAAACTGGTATTTGATTAGATTTCCGCGCTTGACCATGTCTTCAAAATCGCGTCTGGTTTGCTCGGCGTACCCGGTACCTGCGTATCTGTCATCCCATACGCCCGATACGGTAAACGGAGTATAATTCCAGCCTAGCACCTGTTCTACTGGCTCTTCGGAGCCCGGAAGATCTTGCCTAGCTGTACGTAGTTGAAGACCGAAAGCCTGTGGACCACGCGGGGCTGAGAAATTCTCTTTAGAAAATTTAAACTCCGTCCCGGATGGAACGAAGTCTATTCCAGATGCCGAGTCTACTCGCTGTAGCTCGGTGATCGTGAGCAGACGTTCAGAGCCTCGGACTTTTGTAGACCTGAGATTCGGGTTAGCGGTCTCCTGCAACGTCGAATCAGATCCGAAGTCTGCTAGTTTTCTGTCTTTGGGTGCTGATAGAGCCATTAGAATCCACCCGGTACTGTGTGTTGTGATTGCGTGGGATGCTTAGTTGCCTGTTCGCCAATCTTAGCCAGACCGAATACGAATCTATCCGGATCTTCGCTTGCTACTTCAATCTTCTGAATAGTCACATTGATCTGTGACTTGTCTGGACCCATGTTGCGCCACGGCTCTTCAGGCTTCGGAGGAGCTAGGTCCGGTTTTCCAAATCTATCCGGGTTAGCATATTTAAGTGCAGCTTCGAGATCTTCTGTTTTGATATCATGCAATAAATTATTTAGAGTAAATAGCTCATCGGCTGTCTTCTGATTAGCGGCATCTTTCTTGAAATCATACAGATTAGGCATGAAGTCTTTGAAGTGCCTATAATCTTCTAAATCCAGTTTTCGGATATTCAAACCCTTGACTGTCTCGCCTGCTTTTTTGATAGATTCTCCCAGGATTTGCGGATCAAACAACTTGGCCTCAATTCTGCCTAGCTCCTCTTTAGCCTGACTTTGATTTACAGATCCAGTTTCACCTTCTTGTAGACCAGCAAGTTGGGGCAATAATTCCTTGCGACGTTTATACAAGTCTGGAATATCTCCCAATGCTTCATGTAGCGACATCTGAGCTTCATGAGCTTTTTTATCTTCCGCAGAGTGCGTATTAAGTAATTCGTAAGCAACCTGCAATGCACCTATGAATAGGCCGATAGCCGGAATAGCTCCCCCAATGGCTCCGGCAAACATTTTAATACTCCCGAGCAACCCTCCTCCGCCCGAAAATATCTCCATAATTGAGGTGCCTGACGTCTTGACACTGTCGACGAGATTTCCAACACTATCTGCGAATTTTTTAAAGACATTGGCCCCTAATGACGCGCCTTTGAAGACTAGGAAAGTCTTACCTAGTGTTAGAAAAAGCTCTTTGTTTTCGTAAAGCCACCCAGCTACTTGCTGTACAAAACCAAATGCGTCTTTAATCATTCCTCCGATTTCGGAGACAGTCTCAGCGATAAGCTTAGGATGCTTTTCAATCCATTCGTTCCATCGTTTTACTTCTTCGGTCAATGCCTTCATGAGAGGCAAACCAACTTGACCTAGGGCAATCTGGAGATTGTCTTTCAGCGTAGAAGTCTGGCCCTTGAAAGTTTCACCCATCTGATCGGCTGCTCTCTTAAGAGCGGGCTGATCGAACATTTTCTCTACTAGACTTGCGCGATCTCCCTGAGACTTCTTATTAAACTCTTCGTGAGACATGCCAATAGAGCCAAGCATCTGGTTACCTAGCCGGTTGCGCTTGGTAACATTGCCCATCAACATTTCGGTTACGTCCATCCCTACGATATCACTGCGGTTTCCGGTAGCGAGGCCTGCTGTAATAGCTCCGGCGGTGAGTTTGGCCAGCTTGTCGGGGCCACCTCCGGCTAGCGCTACCGCGGGCGCAATCATCCCGGCCATATCCATGAAATCTTTGGTGGTCGCTGGGGACTTCTTAGCTAGTTGCTGAAACGTATTAAATAGCTTATCAGCCTCGATATTTGCTTTAGCAAACCCCATACCTAGATTCATTTGCATGATCGTACTAAGCCCTATTTTGGCTTGTTCGATCTCTGAATTAAAGTCTACAAGGGCCTCTTTACCGAGATGAAAAACCTCACGAATCGCAAGCGCCTCCATGGCGTGTTTCAAACTAAAGACCCCTTCACTGGCCTTATCAGCGTGACGAGCAATTTCTTTAAGCCCCCCAGACGCCTTGTCTCCATCAATGGCGTAGCGAACTTTTATATCATAAATAGTGCTTGTTCCGGCCATGGCTTTGACCTGACTCTACAGGAGTCCCGGAGCATTTAGCTACTTTCAGGCCATCCCCAGTTTACGGTCTTCCCGCGGATTACCTGTAAAAGTCCCTCCTCCGTTATTGTCCATTTCTCGTTTGATATCTCCGAGAGATGTAAACATGTGATAACGGATATTAACAGGCAAAGCGAGAAACTCAGACCAGCTAATAGGAAAGTACCAGGCTAATCTAGTCCATTGCTGTACTAGATTTTCTACAGCGTCTTCGTACGTCCAGTCGAGTGCGGAGATCGCTTTTTCGCTTACGCGCTCTCCGAAGCGCTTGCGAAAAAATCCTTGATCTCGTTTTCGTCTGGCGTGCTGAGCTTCTTCCAAGCGGCTACTACAAAGTTACGCGCTTTAGTAGACCACTTGTCAAAGCCTGCGAACGGATGCGTGATGTCGACCGTCTTTTGATTCTCACCATCCTGTACGTCGTAACTGACCATAGAGAACCGGATAAGCTCCTCGGTCATGCTTGTACCGCGAGTCTCGCCCTGCTTTGCAGCATAGGTCTCGTCTGTGCCGTCTGTTGTACGGATCGAAAAAGCCGTAATCTTCTGGCCCTCAGAATCAATACAGCCTGAGGCTTTAGAAATATCGTAACGAATAGTGCGATGCATGGGGGTATCTTTCTAGGGATGGTTATTGGCGTGAAAGCTCCTGGAAGTTTCCAGATATCTTAGTATTGAGAAAGTCTTTCTTCGCGGCAGATTGAATCGAGTCAAACTTAAACTTGACATTCTGGAAAACCAGCGTCTCCGTCGGAGTACCCGCGCGATGCTTGATCGTCAAGACAATCTGGACATCCGGGTAGGCTGCGCGCGCTTGCTCGCGACCCACGAAGAGCAAGAGCACGTCTCGGAGTTTGCCGTCGAGTTCTTGGAAGCTCATGTCAAAGCCGTAGCCGTGATGCATGAAATCGTAATCATCTTCAAGTTCGCCCTGAAAGCCTGTTTCCGAGACTTCTTGCTTGGGAGAAATAGTCCACTCTAGGACTTTCGCCCATGAGCCGTTCTTAACGTCTCCGTCAACGATGACTTGGGCTGTAGTTTCTGATCCTCTTGTGCGTTGCGACATTGCTTAGAGTGTCCTAATTAGTTAGTGGTGATAGTAACGCCGGTACCGATTTCGGTGGTCAGTACAACTGCAAGCATATGTGGCAAAAGTTGTACTTGCATCAAGATTCTAAAGATGCCGTTCGCCAAATCCGTTGAGTTATTAAGAATGTCCATATCTACATTGAACGCTTCCACTACGCGTCCCTGGCGTTCCAGTCCTCCCAAGAAGCCCTTGAGCATACCGCCCATGGCTGCTTTACGCTGATCTGTAATCTTCTTCTTGACAGAGAATCGCAGAGCAAACGCTACACTGAGTTGAAGGAAATCCGCCATGCGCCGGCGAGTAATTTCAGTCTTACCCGAAGTCAAATCCGTGACTACGCCGGAGACGAACACCGGAGAGCCCAGGTCAATCTCCATGGCCGAGATACCCGCTGCACGAAGCGAGATATAGTCTGCTCTAGTAAGTGACGGCTGATAGATGCGCGTGATACCTGCCAAGAAGCGCTTAGTGTCTTCTTCGCCCGGATGAATGTCCACGTCCGTGTTAGCTAAGACCGTTGCCATCCAACTCTCTGGCCTGACAAGCACTTCGGCGTCCGCAACCGGATCAATTGTGTACGCGTGATTGTAACAGTAGACTAGTCGGTCACTACGATACGTCGCAACGTCCGAGACAGCCGAGGAAACCGACGTGGTTTGGTCCGCTGCGCCTATCAGGAACATGCGATCGCTCGAAGCGAGAGCAAATACCTTCGTAGCGGCTTTAAGATTTGCGCTCGTGTATTCCGCGCAATAAATAATCGCGGGACCCTTGAGGTTCGCGAGAGCATCGAGACCCAAGCCGGAACCGTGATAATCGCTGTCGGCTACGGAACCGTCCGTGCCTGCAACGCTGGTATAACCTGCATTGGTCGCACCGAGTTGGATATACCCGTCCGTATCCGCGCCATCCGTGCTAGCTGCACTGTTAACCGGGCGAGTCGATGCGAGCTTAGTCAGGCGAATCGGAGTAGCATCGGCTGTTCCGACTACGGTAGCCGTATTATCCCCGGCGCTAGTTACGATATCAATATTCTCGAATGTCCATATCTTACCCGTGATCGAGTCACGAATAAGCAGGTTAAAAGCATTAGCTACGCCACTGGTAGCAGCTACAATTTTAAAAGCGAGCTGATTACCCCACAAGCCTGGGTTGGCTGCGGCAATGTGAAGCACTTCGGTTCCGGCTCCGCCGGCTGCGCTCTCTGCGTTGTAACTAGCAGTAGCTGCGGCTGCGGCAAATACGCGTTGGACCCAAAGCGAGCTAAAGCCCTTATTGAGCAAGCTACGCCAGACTAGGTTAGTCTGAACACCAGAAAGATACCCGCCACCGAAGACATCAACAAACGCCTGTTCTCCGTCGATAAACACCGGATGATCCGTCGGACCCTTGAGTGTCACACCGAAGACACCTACTGTATTGAGAGACTGTTCTACTACTGTAGCAGGCGGATTAGTCTCTTTAATATACACGCCTTCGAGCTGGCTAAAGTCCGAATCGTTTGTAGTAAAAAACGGAGCTGGCATGTTTGGTCCTCTACAGATTTTCGCTATTAATTGCGCCTAGTTACGCTTCGGCGCTAGCGTGCGTCTGGAGATCCAAGACGTGCGGCTTGGTTTAGCCGTTACGGCTAACCTAGAGTATAATATCTAACAACGCAACTTTTAGGGAGCCTGTACGGTAGACCCGTCTAGTTGCACTGTGCTTTTATCTGTTTTTGCTACTGTGCTGGCGTCTGTAATCACAGCTTCGAAATCAGTAGATACGATTACATCAAGCTCAGCAATTGTAACAGCATTGGCGCTAGTTAGTGCTGGAAAATCTATCATTAGTTCGAGATACGTATATCTGTGGCTTTCGAAAGACATTTCTTCTTTCCAGTCTTCTTGGTCTAGTCTGACTTTTAATTCAGCACTGTATAGACTTACATAACCGTTAATAGTCAGGGTAGGTGTGCTGAGAATAAGTGTTCCGGGTGCCCAGGGATCGGCCAAGAAAAGATCCAAGATTAGTTGCTCAAATTTTTCTCGCTCCGGCTTGGTCCTAGTCCAGAGTTCCAACTGGATAATGCCTGTAAAATCTCCTACTTGATAAACCAACTTACCGTCGTCCGGATCTGTATAGTAAACCTCGTCGGCATTTGATGGCTCAAACGTGGTTATCTGAGGCATCAGACGCACGGACGGACCCTCGGGGAAGTTTGTCTCCGGGCCAGCTTGAGCCGTGGCTACACTTGCAAGAGTAGGAATAGCGCCGGCAATATATGCAGCGATAGCATCTCCAATTATGCGTTTTATGTTAGTAGACGCCATTTACGGTGTACCGGATCCAGTTGCTCGGTTAAAAAAGCGACCTAGAACCCGATTTACCTCTGAATCCATCAAGGTTGCAAGTTTAGGCAGATTGCTATAGACAAAGCGCCTACCTTTGATTCCGACTTTCTCAAACTTCTTAGATATCGCCCAAGCTATAGAACTAGCTTCGTCTTCGAGGTTCCACTTAACCAATTTTCTATGTCGAGTATTTTTAATCTTATTTACTATGATAGTACCGTTGAGTATTTTTCTGTATACCCAGGCTTTGAGCGCGTCTAATCCGGCTCGGCCTATTTTAAACGGTCTAGCTCCGGCTTCCATAACTCCGGCATATGGCTGATCGTTGATAAGATCTACTCCGTCTGACATCTTGACGATACGCCATGCGTTGCGGAGAATTCCTCTATCTACGGGGCTCTTGTCTACGATAAAAGCTTTGCCGCGCTGAGCTGCGCTGAACATTGCCCGTTGGATTACTTTAGGCAAGCCGTTACCGTCGGACCGAAGCCTGGCTCCTAATTGCCCTGGCTCAATAGTGATAGACATTATTCACCCGCAAGTAATTGCGTATGATAATGCTTGAAGTCCAGAAGCCAGCCAATTTTGTTGCGCTGAGCTTGGGGTACTCCACTAAGAATCCAAGTGGTCGTGTCTGCCGCTTGACCGTTGCGTTCTACTAGCTTGAAGAAAACTTCAACGCCCGGGGCTTTGGGGTCGCCTTGCAGGAAATTTTCTGTATACGTCAGAGACGTATTTACAGCCTGCATAGTCCTATCTTCGTGTCTACCCGGAGTAAGCAGGACTTCTCCGCCTTTGAAAGTGATCTTGGGCGTAGGATTAATCTTAGTTACTACACTGGTAGCTACGTTCCCCGCTCCTACTTCGCCTCCGTCCCACGTTCGGACGATTTGATATAGATCGTACGCCGGAAGACCGAACTTATCAGCGAATTTTTGTCTAAGCAGGTCTACTCGGGGGATAAGTTTGTCTACTAGATTAGACATTAGCCGAAACTCATATATCCGCCGCGCATACCGCCAGCTCGGTAGTAGTTTTTCTTGATCTCAACCTGTAGAACGTGCGCGATAGCTTCTACCAAGCGCGCACCTTCGTTCTTTAGATGCATGATTCCCTGATCAGAATCTAATCCGATAGTGTCTACTTTGGTTACACCTACGGTTTCAAGAGCGCTAGTAATCTTAGTGTCAATATCTGTAAGACTAACTAGATAACCCTGGATTAGCGCAGTCTCATCAGGCAAGACCGTTTCTACCGCGGTCATTGCCGCTTCGAGACGCGTCTGCAACTGCCAGAAGCGCGCACCCCAACCCAGGAGCACGCGTATGCGTGCTTTCTCCGAGCTGAGGAAAGGCATTAGGCCCCCGCCTTATTCTTCGCCTGAGGGGTAGCTACGGCTTCGGAGGCCTTCTTAGCGGCAAGGCTCTCGCGAAGAGCCTGCACTCCCGCGGGCTCACCCGGGGGCTTATTGTTATTGACTGATACGATCCTAGAAACTAATGCCGGTGCAGCCGGGACTTTCATCCATACTTTGTGCATAGACGCGTCTGCTGGAATTAGTTGAGGGATACATGTCTCAAGCGGCGAGGGCTTGCGATTGCCTCCGTCACCACGAGTAGGCGCACAAAGGCGCAACGGAATATCCAACTCAGCACCGGGAAGAATTTCTCCTAGATTGAGAGATTCACCGTTTAGGGTGTGCTCAGTAGGATTCTTAAAGCGCATTGTTTCAATAGACATATGGGGTAATCTTTCTTTGTAAGGGGTCTAAAAAGGTCCCGCCCCGCTCACCCGGAGACCCCCCGGAGACAGGCAAACAGGGCGGAATACGTTAGTAGCCTACTGTGGCAGTACAGACAACCGTCGGAGATGTGGAGCCGGACATAGACCAGCGAACCGCGCGAACCGGGAGAGTTACAACTTTCGAAGCGTTCGAAGTACAGGTAAGCGCTGTGGCAACCCACACGGGGCTAGTAGCCCTCGGATCAGCGCAAGTCTCGACGGTCATCGTACCCGAGCCGAACGTGCCCGTAGCTGTCAGAGTGACAGCTACAGCGTCTGTACAATCGAAGCCCTTTGATGCTCCGTCTGCCGAGATAGTACCTAGTGCGATTGTACGAGTAGTGGTCGGCTTGAGAACCGCGCTGACATCGGCAGCAAGAGCCAGGCCAGCCTGTATCTCAGTAACCGCGTCTGCCGCAAGTTCCGCTGCACCGATTGCGTCCGTAGCAATTGCCGCGGCAGTAATCGCGCCCGAGGCAAAAGCCGTAGAGGCAATTCCGCCAGAGGCTACGGTGACACCCGCTACGTTCTGATCAAACAGAGTAACCTGATGTACCACGTTCAGTGTATCGGCAGTAGCTACCGCGACATTGACAGCAAGTGCGCCGATTGTGTTAAGATCCGTAGCGGTAAAGACAATCTTATACCATCCGCCGGAAATCTCAGTAACTGCGCCGCCAGCCGAAGCGAACGCTCCGCCTGCTTTGCTGATAGTCACGACAGGCACAACTGCCGTATCATCCGTGCCGTCGGCACTCTTCACAAGGTGAAATACCCAAGTAGCTTGGGCTGCTGTGGCTTCGCTCTGTGTGAATACCATCGGCTCGCCACTGGATCCTTTAACAGCTACTGCGGTCATAGTAATTAGTCCTTATGAGATAAAAAGAGATAAGCAAACGAGTTAATGAGAGTAATCAAATCAATAATAGGGTCTAGTTTTACTAGATCCTATTGTTTACTGATTACACCGAGAGATCACCGAGTACGCCGCACGTGTTGGGCCGCTCAAGCTGAATCTGTGGATACAGAATCATCTGAATCGGGTAAAGGTCGCCCGTAATTGCCAGCGGGTTGAGACGCGCACGGAACGGACATGCGCCACTCATGAGCTGCTCTTCCGGCATCGCCTGGAGTTGTACCATGCGGGGCGAACGATTCGCCTCTGTCGGCATGTCGTCAAGAGCCCGGAGCTTCACATAGTTCGTGTTAAGGAACGACATGTAACCGGCCGGGTGATTGACGCTCGCGATAACCGGGATACCGTCAAACTCAAGCGCCCGATAACCACCATCGAGTACAATCTTCTGACCACGGATGGTCACTTCTTGTACGTAACGGCGTTGCTGGCCAAACAGAAGACCGTATGCCTCATGCTGAGTAGCATCGCACATGATCAAGTCGGGCATTTCACCGCAGGCGTTGTAAATGTCCTTACGGATGTCACGCATCAACTCAAACGTGAGTGGACGAGCTACACCACCGTTGAGACGGTTATTCGCGGCCCAATCCGAGTAGGTACCGCGGATGATGCCGGCATATGTGCCAACGCTCGAAAGCGGAGCCGAGCTAGTAAGCGTCGCGCCACCGTAGAGTCCGAGCATCGCGTTGCTAGTACCGTCGCCTGTCCAGAAATCTCGACCGAGATTCTTCGCAAGACGCCGAATCGCATTCATCGTCTTGTGCATCCACAGGTCTTGCAATTCGCTTGCACCGAAACCGGGGCCAGCCGAACCGCGCGCAGCCGACAGGGCCTTACCTGTTACAGCGATCGACTCTGAATAGTCACACCAACTAAGAGTAGCCGGTACGATGTCATCATCGCCGTACGTCGAGACGGTAGCGCCTTCAGTCAGGTTTGACGAAGATGATTCCGATGCGTTCTTAAACTCCGCATCCCAAACGAGCGTCTTGTGCTGACCCGCCTCGAACGGAATCAGTTGCAATTCGGGTGCTGTACGATTCATCTGCGGAATCACTTTGTCTTGCAGCAAAGTGGGTAGAGCAGAGGTGATCCTTCCAAGATCTACGGTTGGCCACGACAAGGTAATTCTCCAAGATAATTAGTTTCAAGCACTGTTTTGCTCTCTTATCGTGGAGCTATTAACGTGCGAAACCGGAATTATCCGAGAGTCGTGCAGCCAGCGGCTGTTGATATTGTCAACCTACAAGAGAATTTTTAGCTTTGCAACTTATCTTATCAACGGGCGAGAGGGATTTGCTCCCCTTTTCTTTAGATATTCTATAGCTATTTCTAAAATCCTATAGTTATCCCCGAATTGGCCTAGGGCTGAATTGCAGTTGTGGCATAGCCAGCCCCTGAAAATTTCTATTTCATGAATATGATCCCAGTGAGGGGTGTCTTTGCCCTTCTCTCCTTTCTTGGCTTGTAAATCAAATGCTATTCCGCAAATTTCACATCCCCTAGGAATCGGATGCGTATTTTCCTTTGTAAGTCTACTTTCTAAATATTGTCCCCTTTTTCGTTTAGCACTACAGTCCACACATAGAGGTCTTTTTCCGTATTTACATCCTTTATCATTGGCGAAACTATCGAAGGGATAGCTTTTCTTACATGTATAACAAAAGAGTGTTTCGGGTTTACCGTCTATCTCTAATCTAGAAGCTAAATTATCTCTCCTATTTTGAGAGATTATTTTCATACATTCTTTGCAATAAGGATACTTACCGTCGAGACGTTTAGCATCCTTTGCGAAATCGTCCAATGTCTTAGTTGTTTTGCATTTAATGCATTTTTTCTGGCTCAAATTTTTCTCCTGTAAAAGCTAGGGATCTACAAAGAGCGCACCAGCCCTGTATATTCCCGTAACTGGGAGTTTTAATCACTGAGGGGTGCGCACACCCTGCCTCTCGGCAATGTTTACGGTGTTGAGAATCGGAAAAAACAAAAGGTAACTTAGACATACATCTAAGTTACCCGTTTTTTAGCCCTAAGTCAAGGCCAATTATGTGGTTGGCCTAAAAAGCCTAGGCGTCCGCAAAGTGATTCTTCATGCTCACTAGCAGGTCGTTAAGATCCGTAATGACATCTGCAAGAGTCACGGGCGGAATAATCGACATATTGAGATTGGGAGTGCTAGCTACAGACATAATAAACGTAACTCCGACTACTACAGTGTCTGTGCTCACTGGTATAGTACCCATAGGCACGGCAAAAGAGGCATCGAAACCATCTTGGCCTATTTCTACTGCAAAAGGACTCCACGGATCCAGTGGCGGATTAGACACGGCGCGCGCATTAACTATTATCACTCGTTCGTTTGTGGCTACGGAGAGTGGGAGTGTGAGATGCACAAGCGCAGTCGTACCGGGCGTGAATTCAAAACTATCTACGGAGAGTCCTCCGGATATGTTAAGAACTTGTCCTGAATACGCGGCTCCGCCCATGCCGTCCATAATTGCTGTCAAAGTCACAGAACAGTGACAAAGAGGATACTGCGGTGTTCCGATAGTCGTTACAGAATCATGAAAATGCACACCCGGCTGTGTAGCGTGCTTCTGGTTTGCTGTATTCAGTGCATTTACCAGAAGAATACATCTGGCCAGATCACTGGTATCTGATAATCCCGGTGCTGCAAGTAGCGCAGCTTTATTAATAGGATCTTCGGCAAGGTGCTCACCGAGTACGGTAGCGGACCCTACTTCGCCCACGTGTTCTAGCAGAGCATTCCTAAGCAACATAGTACGCGCGTTAGCTTCCAGTTGCGTCGCATCGTTCGGGAGCGGATCAATCCCTAGAAGACCCTCAAGATGATCATCTGCGACCATGTGCACGCGGTTATATCCAGCATGTAGGTATTCGGCTTTAACCTGAATTTCTGATAGGAGTATACCTAGTGTTCTATCGTCAGCCATATACTCCTTAGTGAGTTTGTGCTACCGGAGTAACAGTACACTTGCCATCTGCTGTATCTCGAATTACCGAGAGAGTGTCACCATAAGATCCGTCCAGATATACGACGAATCCAGCAGGGACAAACATGCTGCCACTAGCGGCTGAAGCTACGGGGCTATTACCCGAAGCGTCTTGCTTGATCCAACTATTTGTAGTGCATGAATAGGCATAGACTCTATGCGTAGCCATTACTACAGTAGAAAGAGCAGCCGCAACACCTACGGCTGTCTCAATCGAATTCTTGGCGTCTACTACAACTAGTGGGCTATACATTACTTCTTATTCCCGTGATGTTGGAGTTTAGAATGCGGATGATCTCCGGCCGGATGATTCTTATGCTTAGCTTCGTCGGCTTTCTCGTACTCTTTCGCGACATCCTGAGGAATCCCCATCTTCTTGGCGAATGCGGGATTATGCGCGGCTGCGCGCATCGTGTCGGCTTGTTTCTTACTAGTGCTAGGCATTAGCGTTTCCCTCCTGGAACATAGTCTTTATGGGGATGATCTCCTGCTTTGCGGTCTTCCGGTTGGGCGTGCGGATGCGCGCGATCTACATACGGGCCTACCGTGACCTGATCGTATTGGCCATCTGTATCTTGTGAATCGGCCTGTGGCTCGTCTTGATTCTTCGTCTTTTCCACGTAATCCCCCACTTTCTGTCGTTCGGCTTCGTTGGGGGATCCACCTTCTTTGTTATTAGATTCACGAGTTGGATAGGCCATATTTACTCCAGCGGAGGCAGTCCCTGTGATGCTCTGTCGATTTCGATTGCTGCTTTCTGTGCAGCCGAGAGCTTACTAAACTCGCCCTTACTCGGATTAGATCCCATATTGTTTCGCGCGGGATTAGATCCAGAGCCTCCGGCATCAACAGCCGGAACAAAGCTCTTACCTTCTTGCTGGACCCAATTTTTCAGGCCGACCTTAGGATCGAAAAGCGTCTCGATTCCATACTTGTCATTGCCCTTGAAGCGAATCTTATCACCTTCGTCACGGACCATAAATCCGTCTTGCTCAAGTTGATCAAGCGCAGCGCGCATAAGACGAGGGTCTGATATCCCGTGCTCTGTGAGTGCTTGCTGAAATTGCCCGCGCATCTCATTGCGCTTAGCCGATTCAGCTTGCTCCGCCTGGATACGTTCGGCCTTCTTACGAGCTTCGCGCTCTTCGGCAAGCTCTTTCTCCAGACGAGTAAAGCGCTTTGTAGCTTTAGGATCTTCTACGGACTTCTTGGGAACCTCTGGCTCCCCATCTTCGGCGTCTTCGTCGACTGCCGGCTTGGTAGACATCTTCGTAAGAGTCTCCTGCATCTGAGCCAGTGAAGCCAGAACTCCTTTCATCTCACGCTTAACGCGGTTCGTGACGATTGCGTTAATACGGCGATTCTCGTCTTCACCGTCTTCGGAATCCTTATCAGAATCCTCGGAGCCCTCTTGACCCTCGTTTTCCTGATCTTCGTTTTCGGTCGGGGATGTCTTCTTGCCTGGGGGTTTTGCTTTCGCCATAGTGGATTAAGATGTAGGCGAGAAAACCCTCACTTGCAAGTTTGCTACGTAAAGATTGGGTTGTTTCGCGCCAAATCTAGAATACATTCCCCGAAGACATCACATGTGTCTTCTACCTGCTGGTACGTTAGTTTACTTAACGCCTCAGAGTGACTTTGTGCGATCTTAATATACACATGAGCTATCTCGTGATACAGCGCTTCCCTCATAACATGAATAGATACCGTTGGCTCTAGAAAGATAATTCTCTGAGAATACATTACCATCCCGAGCAATCTGGTCTTTTTCTTTTTTTCAGCATAGATTCTAGAATGATAATATACTTGATATTTCATTCCGTAAATAGTTGCTTCACTAGGCATCCCGGAAGGGGTTGGGAATGCTTTCCCTCCGTGAGTGTAAAGATCTAGAAAGGATCCGTGTACGGGATCTCGGAGCTGCGTATACGCTGCTCTCATGGATGCTTTCTTAGGCTTCATAAGAACTCATATATACTACGCTACCCAGACCTTGCCAGGCATAGTTACTCCTCGATTAGCGTCCATTAAGTAGAACGCCTGACAGGGGAGTTCAAATTTAGCGCCTATCTTTAGAGCATACGGATTATACCCGATAAGAGATCCATTAATAATGAGATCATCCAAGCATATATATTGATGGAAATGCCCCATATTTGTCACGTCGGCGTGGCGTACAGTATTCCAGCGATAAAGAGCCTTCTGAATTGGTATCATGATACCGCCGACACCTCCACCGTATTTCGCGTCATCCCCATGTGTGAACCTAATAACCCAATCGTAGACTTCTGCGTAGGAATGCGAGCCAGCCGGTAGATGAAAGTCGACGCGTTTCTCCGACCGGAATTCATTTGCAAGAAAGTGATAGAGTAGCCATTCAATCGAATTAGCTTCTCTTGTGCTCGGTCTAACTTTTTCGGTGAGTCTACCGTGATTGCCACTATTACAGATGATTTTAAGCTTTTCTGTACCTGTTTGATCAAGTAGGAATCGTATTCCATGAGATATCCAAGTGTGTAGCCTAGCAATTGCTTGTACAGGGCTGCACTCGTTTTCTTCGAGATTTTCTTCACGTAAATATCCTGTGATTAGATCTCCACCTAGCCATAGTATCCCGTCTCGAAGCTTGAATTTCTCAGCGTGATAGTTAATTAGCCAGGCTACACCTGAGAAGTATTTCTCTACTCGGTGCCTGGCTATGCTAAGATTATATGAATTAACTCCATTGACTTTAGCTGGGTCTACAGACTCTTCAACGTGCCAATCTGAGGCAAGTGCAACCCACGTGGCTTCGCGAAGTCCTGACTTAAGCTCCCGCGGCTTAATCGGCTTAATAGCGGGGATAGCTTTGTCAACTCTAATTGCTGTATTCAGCTCTAGCCGACACTGCTCTAGGGCTTTGAGAGTGTCTTGGAGCTTGGTCTTAAGTGAGAGATTTTCTTGCCTGAGTTTTCGTTGCTGCAAGATCTCCTGAGCAATGCTACTGGGCATGTTAACGCCGAGCCTGCCCGGGATATGTCTCTATTGCAACTTATGTTGTAAGTACCTCGGCTTGCGCGGAAATAAAATTCCAGGTAGTAGTGGTCGAGCCGCTGATACAGGTCAATTCTACTATATTACTTTGCGTAGTATTAACTACCGCGGGGACTGTGACTGCGGTTGTGGGAGCAACTAGCGCAGTTGCTGTGTTTACATTTATGACGATACACCCTAAAGCCGTTCCGGTTGCGCCAGCTGTATAAATAGAAATAAATCCATGCACTGTAAAGGGGCAATTCGTGCGGGCTGTTCCGCCTAGTGCTACACTCCAGGATGCTTCTAGAGCGGCTCCTAGAGTCGCGGAATTAATTCTTAGTGTAAGTATAGACGTAGAAGCTGTTGTATTTGTTAGTAGACCTATAGCTGTGAACTCAATAAGTGTACCAGCTGCTAATGTATTAGCAGGCATTGTAAAGCCGATTACTTGTGTAAGCGTATTGGCTATTATCTTATTTATACTAAGTGTCGCCTTGGCCATTCCGGCAGGGACGTCTACTATCCCTCCTGTTACGTGTACAAATCCTGTACCGGACGGTGCCGGGCCAGCGGGACCTATAACTCCTTGTATGCCTTGTATACCTTGCGGACCCTGTACTCCGGTAGCGCCTGTAGGTCCAGTCGCTCCGGTTAACCCGATAAGGCCTTGGGGTCCTGTAGGTCCGGTTAGGCCTGTAGGACCCTGGGATCCGGTTGCTCCGGTTAATCCTGTGGGACCTTGTGGCCCGGTCGCCCCTGTTAATCCTGTGGGGCCTTGTGCCCCTGTGGCTCCTGTTAACCCAATAAGACCTTGGGGGCCTGTAGGCCCGGTTAGCCCTGCGGGACCTTGCGAGCCTGTGGCTCCTGTAGGACCTTGTGGTCCTGTAGCTCCCGTTAATCCGATAGGGCCTTGTGCGCCTGCGGCTCCGGTTAAACCCGTGGGACCTTGCAGTCCTGTAGCTCCCGGAGGACCGGGGGGGACCTGTACCTCCGGGACCTTGTGGACCTATGTCTCCCTGATCGCCTTTGTCACCTTTAAAACCTTGCGGACCGTACGGGCCTTGTATGCCTTGAGGCCCTGGAATAGCTACTCCGCTCGGGTCGGCTTCTGTCCAATCTGTACCTCCGCCTAATCCGTGAATCAAAAATTTAGTGATTCCCTCGTCGTTTAGGAATACAAAAATACACGGAATTACTTCATTAAAGGGATATCCAACTATCCTAGGATCCTCCTCAATTTGTATAACTTGTAATACCCTATGCCCCATGTTAACCCGCCCTCATGCTGCATTATTTTCTTGACTTATTCAAGTTTACTATATGCGGAATCTTACTTACGCCTCGGGGCTCTTTGCCCTCATGAGATTTGGCTAAGATATCGTCTTTGTGTGATTGTTCTTTCCACTCTTTGCGCCAGATGACTTGTGCACACCTACAATTCGGGTGTAGTGGGGGCTGACTAATTCCAGAAGTAAAATCTTTATCTAGCGGTCTTACTAGGTCATCCAGACTCGCGCATTGCGCACATGTGCGTCTATCTAGGGCCGCGTCCCATCTTTTAAAATATCCCGGATCTTCGCGGTCTAACTCTTCCATGCCATCGAGAGCCGTGCTATTGTACGCGTTTACTATTTCTGTGCGCGCGAGTCTCTCAGCATAGTATCTGTATTTTGTAAATAGGCCCTCGGCTATATATTCGGCTTTTGCTTTAGGGTCTCCTGGCATGCCTTTTAAATATACTTGACCCCTCGGGCCTCCGTGCTTGGCCAGGCGTCTGACCATCTGATCTATCGTCTCGCCTTTGACTACGGAGATAGCTAGTTGCTTCTGGATATCTCGTCCGACTTGACCCGCATAACGTGCAGCGGACGTCTTGAATTTAGGAATCTGTGTTTTCTTGGCTTCGGCCAGGATCTTTGCTTGATTAAGTGGAATCGGCCGGATAGCCCCTGTAAAATACTGTGAAAACTTTTCTATCTCACGTATTAGATGATCCGTAGCCAATTCTCCGGCTATTATCCCTCCATGCCGGAGTGTAGAAGCTATTTTCTCCGCGACGGGGCCTCTGATATGCGCAAGAGTCCCACGGATCTGTGTTAAAGCCTGGCGATAAAGTTGAGGAGTAAATCTCTCATCCCCTTTTCCAAGGGCTTTCCACATAGCTAACTCTCTTGTTAGCTCTATTTCGGCTTTGTCTAAGATCTCGGTGAGATCTGATAGGCCTGTATTAGCTAGCGCATGTACTTCGGAATTGAGATGCCAAAGTATATCTGTAATCGGATTGGACATACATTATAGTCCAATTCCTTTAACTAGCTTATCTAAAACCGCTTGCGCTATTTTGTCTATATCTTCATCTGAGAGCTTGATCGTCTTAGATTGGACAGGGAAAAAGAGTTTGTCTTTCTCTTTACCCGCGGTACATTGCCAGCATATGCCTAATGGACCTGTGGTATTTCCACAAGTAACGCAATGCAGCATTATTTCCCCTTGCCAGGCTTCTTCTGGACTTTCTTAATTCCGGCAAGTTCTTTCTTCTGGTCTGAGTCTTCGTTCTTTGCGATTGGACCGAGCTTAGCTAAAGCTTGCTTGCCCTTCATGCCGGTAGGATCTTCCTGTTTGGCTTCGGCAGATGCTTGATTAGCTCCATGCTGAGCTAGCTTTGCGTCGGATTCAGCTTCGAAGCTATCCTGTGTGACTACACCTTCAAGCTCCTCAGAAATCTGATCAATATCTTCTTCGTTCGCATCCGGGCCTAGTGCTATCTTGGCTACTTTAAGTTTCCAGAGTTTGTTAAAGTGAGCGCTTGGGATGCTGACAGACTCGATACCAATCGCGTCTATCACCAATTGCGAGAGAGTGATGTCATCAAACGAATCCATGCCATGAGCACAGAAGGCTATGTTGTCTGCTCTTCCTGTAGCCACTATGCCTAGAAGCTCTTCCAGGTGCTCTTTGAGCAATACGCCAAGCGCCCGCAGGATTACCGCCGCAGCGGCTTGGTCGATGGCTTTGCTCTCGCCAGAGCGTTGCAGCGCTGCTCCTGAGTTGTCGACCGACATCGCCATGTGGTGAAGCACTCTGTGCATCTCGTCTCGGAGTCCTGCCAGATCTTCCATCGCGATCTTGTATGGAGCCGTATCTGGAGAGAAATACTCCATCTTATCTTTTTCGGCTAATACTCGTAAATATCCCTGACCGTGCGTCTGGCTTGCTCTGCCTACATCACTGGAGATGTCGTCTCCCGGCTCGGGCTTCTGGAGGTATAGTACAGGTACGGGAAATAGTGCTTTGAGTTGTCCCCAAGATAGCGCATTGCGTTGATTAAAATGTGCTCGTGCGATTGCTTCGAGCTTGCCCATAGCCCATAGGCCATCGGGCAGGCATAGGCGACGTACTGGTACTTTCTTAAAACTATGCTTGCCTTGATCTACTAATACAGCCGTGTCACGGTCATTGGGTCCGTCTTGGCGTCTCTTCTTATCATAGGTCAATTCATAAACAGCCCAGGCGTCAACGGTATAATACCGCCAACGCATCGTTACTATATTACGATCTCCTGCAAGCCCTTGACGTTTGCAAATCTTATCTTCGATAAGCGCCCATTCTAACTCTCCGTCTTCGCGCTCTTCCCAGTCTACAACGCACTCGGGATCTAGTGGACAAATATATGCTTTCAGGCCCCCCGCTTTTTCTTGCTCCGCTCGATTGGCGTAGCCGTTTTCAGGTTGCTTGGGCAAATCAATAAGAGCCCAGGCCGTCTTACATTGGAGAGCAGTAAACATTTGCTCGCGAGCAAACTGATTAAGAGACATCTTGGCTCCGCCTGGCTTCCCACTATTCTTAACGAGATCCATATAGAACGGAGGGAGCTGTTTCTCTTGCTCTGTGAGATCACTTGCTCCGGCTTGGCCTCCGTCGGAGGCATCGGCAGTTGTATTCTCTTGCTCAAAAGTAAGAGGTTTAGCCATTAACTCAGAGACTATTTTGTCTACAATACTGCCGGGATACGGAATATAAAAAGCGCGCTTAGCTCGCTCTTCCCAGACCAGCGGATCTTCGCCAGAGTGCTGCGGGAGAATTTGCTTGAGAATAGCTTTATTTTCCAAGAGTGTAGGTCCGCCGGAATATAGCGCCCGGCACCTAGCCCAGAAGTCTACGAGATAGTTTTCGTTCCGTACTTTCAGCGACTTATAAAGAATCGCTGGCGGAAAAGCGTTAAGATTTGGATCTGGCGCTTGCTCGGCCATAATGCCAAGACATAACGCGCGCGCGTCTTGTAACGCAAGTTTCCTAGAAAAATAGGTTACTTGTGAAATAGTATAAAAAGGGTATTGCGCTTATTCGGGAGAGTGTTAGATTAAGGGCATGGGAAACGAAAATCAATACTCACTGAATCACACGGCAATCGTTCAAGACCATATGTCAGATCACGAAGACACGGCAGTGAGCGTAATCCCTCCGGAGTTTGCTGAATTCACCAAAGGTCGTACTAGATCCATGACTCGTCCGTATTTCTTCGCTCCTACTAAGATTATTCTTACACTTCTTGTAATTGGTTTTCTCGGTGCGTGTGGCGGTTGGAGCAAGAGTGACACGCTTCGTGAGTTTGCTTTTACAGGAGTTACTTCAGCCGATTGGTATCAGACTAATTCTATTGTGCAAACTTGTAGTGAACAAAATCCCGTTATGGGTCACTGTGGACAAAACATTAGGCCTAATTTTTATATGCCTACGGCTATTGTCCTACATGCACTTGTCTCGGCTGCGTTACCTAGCAAGTATCGTGATGCGTGGCAGTATACTACTCTTGGAGCAGAGGGCTTGCAGGTGTGGTCTAATTATCGCAATGGCTGGGGATGGTCTTCGCCTCCGTTGGATACTAGCACTGTTAATAGCGTATTGGTCACTAAGACCAGTGGACTTGTGGGGCATCTGTGAAACACTTTATTGTTCCAACTAAATGCGCCTGGCTATGTACGTGCGGATTAAATTTCCTGAGATTACAGCACGCGCTCAATCACTGCCGACCTAGTTCAAAGTCTTAGATAAAACTGCTACACGTATTGCGTCACAGTCTGGTGTAAGTCTAGACATGACGCTGGTCTTAACCCATTCTTGAAACTGAGGCTTGATATAGGTAGCGTATCCTACTTGGATAAATACTGAGTCGAAATGCTCACCTATAGTCGCGTCGAATACTGGACGCTCGCCTTTTTCTAGGTCGGGGGATTCTATAAAGCTGGCGTGTTTCATTAAAAAACCTTTCCGCAAGTTATACAATGATTAGCGGGCATTAGCCAATTAGTATATGGCGCGATATCAAAACTATTGCATGAGGGACACTGTAATCTGATTATCTTTTCTGTGCTATCTTTAGAGGGATCTACGTATTTCGGGATTCGATCACAATCTCCCGGACAATAAAGTGTGTTTAGCAGAGGCTTTTTCTCTCTGCCACACTGTGTACAAAACTCTTTCTTGTAATCATCCAAAGGGTAATCCTGATTTAATGGATTTAGGTGGATTGTTGACCACTTGCGGAATAACCATTTGTGCGGCGTTGTAACAGTGTGCCATTGCGTCAATTTGATCGTCGTGACGATCTTTAATGCCTGTAAAAGCTTCTACTTCTCTTAGAAAATCATGAAGCCAGGGATTATCTCGAATATTTTCAGGTACGCGCACTCGTCCGTCATTCCATGCGGCAGATACAGGCAAAGAACGAGTAAACTTGTCGCCTAAGACAGCAGCCTCAATGACTCTAAGTTTTTTGTCAAGATTTCGTAGCATCTGAGGGACTGCTTTAAATCCTGCTACAGATTCGACTGCAATCGGTGCTCCCCATTTTACGGATAAATCCCTAAGACGTGCGACAAACTCCGGGATAGTCACCTGTTTACGATAGACTTCGAGAATGTCTCCCTTAAAATCTAGAGTGTTCCATTCACCTTGAAAAGCCATGACTACAGCGCTGGAGTAATCCGCGCTGGTCTTTTCTGTAGCAGCCGGATCTGCACCTATTATAATCTTGTAAGGCTTATCACGTTCTACGATCATAGGAAATTCGTAACGTGTGGCGCTTCCGAACATACGCCCACCCTTGGGCCTAGGCTGTCCTTGGAAGAGCGAAGCCCAGTCATACTCACCTACGAGCCGGCGCTTCCGTTCGAGCTCTCCTAGGGGCCAGCGAGAGGGCCACAGAGCGTGTCCGTTGCCTGTGGAGTCATAGGCGATGGCAGGAGCGCTGATCCCTATCCATGCCTGTGGCGTTCCGTCCCATTCTTTCTTTATACGCCCGATAAGATCGTCGTCATGCCAACGCGTTTGGCAGACGATTACACTACCTCCGGGCTCTACACGTGTAAGTGCTGTAGACGTAAACCAGTCCCACACTTTTTGACGTATAACAGGAGATTCGGCTTCTTCGCGATTTTTAAACGGGTCATCTATAATCAGAAGCTTACAGCCTTTTCCTGTAATCGGTCCTCCTACACCCGTTGCAATTAGCTTACCTCCCTGAATAGTTTCCCACTCTTTTACATTTCTAGCAGCACGCTTAAATTGCACGCCCGTAGACTCCGCAAGCTCGCGCATGCGTCTAGATTTGGAGTAAGATAGATTGGCTTCGTAGGTGCAATAGGCTATTTCGGATCTTGGATCTCTGTGTAATCTCCAGGGAACATAGTGTAATAAAGTTTCCGTCTTACTATGACGCGGAGGTATACTAACCCAACAATACACGGGTTCGTACTGTGATCTAACTAAGACTTCGGCTAGACGTGCAAGATGCCTCGGACTTTCAAAAGTCGGAGACATAATTGGAATCCAATCCAATAGTGATTCAGCCCCATGCAGAGCTTCGAGTGTCTGCCAGTATTGTATCTCAGCAGGTGTGAGCGGGGTAGAAGTTTTCTTTACAACCGGGGCCATTCCCATGGCTTACGCCCCTGTATCATCGCTTGCAAGTTTCGTTTAGGAATCAGCGAGATAATAATATGTTTATTCTTATAATGGCAATATCCACAAGCAGCATCATATACATCTGCCTCGTCCGCAGCTATGATATATTGATGCCCACATGACTTGCAGCCCGTCACTTCGCCCCAAAATATATCATGCTCTTCTCGATTAAGGGGTGTGATATCTATCCTACTATATAAATAATCTAGAATAGACATAATATCTTACATGTATCTTCTCTTGCTTCTAGCTCATACATACGCACGTGTACATCACAGAATCTCCGACAGTCTACTCTCTCTCGTGTACAGTGATAATATGCACACAAGTTCATTGGATGCGCGATATACGCCGGGACAAATCCCTTCCAGTTTTTCTTAATTATATTGCGCATTCACACTTTTGACATATGCACTGGTTTTTAAATGTGTTCCAGAGAATTTGTTTCTGGCAACACAGGGATAGGCGCATAGCACAGAACGTATTCCATTCTAAATAACTAATAGGACTGATATCGTAGCCACAATCTTCACGTTCCGGGGTTGGGAGAGCTTGTAATTGTGGAGCGATACTTTTTACAGCAGAGTTCGCGCCCCCAATAGTATAAGTCCAGGGGAGTGCCATTCTCTCACCCGGCTCTATAATTTCTTTTTCTAATCCTAACGAAAATATACTTATACGATTATCAGTTGGATTCCAATAAAACACTTCATATTGTCTTAATCCTACTTTTTGTAGCACGAGAGGATCTCCGAATTCTTTAATTAACGTCTTAATCCATGCCGGGATAAAGTACTCGCCCGATGATAATACAAACTTTTCTAGTTGACTTTCTAGATAGGGGTATATTGGGTCAAACACTAGTTTAGCTCTCTGTATCATGCGATAGGCTACTGCTGTGTAGAATACTCTCTCTTCGTCTACTACTTTCCTGAGATTCATTAGGAGGCTCTAGGCGCGCTCGGGATAGGGGGGTGGGGGGTTATCGCTCCTAACAGGGAAAAACGCAGTGGAGGGCAAACTAGGAACTCTCAGATGCGTCCCGGAGGGCGTTCAGGTCTATGTCAGCTTCTTCCGCTGCTTTGTGAATAGATTTTTTAGCATGCAGAGCACGAATACGCTCGCGGATGATATCGGCATCCGGAGTTCCTGTGGCTTCGAGTGTCTTGTTTGCAGCCTGGGACTTGTCTGTATTAATCCCACGCATCTTGTGAATATGTTCTAGAATCTTAGCAGCTGCGGACATCTGGCACAAGTTTTTTGCTTGCTCGTAAAGATTATAAGCTTGCTCGATAGCCTGAGCCATTGCAAATGGTTCGTTCTCTGTGTTCAGATCATGAAATCTCTCGTAACACCGATTAAGATCTCTACGCGCAGTCTGTTCGCTCGTGCCCGGGAAAGCGGACATGAGCTCCATGATAATTTTCGCGTCGGATTTGTCTTGCCCAAAGCCGTTACTCCACAGCCACGCAAGCCGGGTATTAGATTTGGGGTCATAGTGAGGTTTACGGGCCATAGCAGGGCTAGACTACTCTTCGTCTGAAATGTTAGCAAGTTTATACTTGTTTTTATTGGGATGATACTTTGCTTGTAGACTGGCTTTTTGAGAAAAAGAGGCTCTCAAAAGTTCTCCGACGACAGATAGTCTTTTCTCATCTCTAAAACGAGAATCTGTCATCTGTAAATGATTCTGTTCTAGTTGTAACTCTCTAATATAATTATTTAAGCGCATTTTATCTATGCGCCACTCATACATACGTTGTTTACTAATTTCACTTTTAGTAGTCATTCGCCTCTTGCAGCCGCAGGACTTGTTTTCTCCTTTTTGTAAGACGTATTCTGATATAAGAAATACTTTCCCACATGAGCAAGAGCATTCCCATATGTGCCCCTGCTTAATATAAGATGGCGGAGTGTTATCAAATTCCGGATGGTGTAATATATCAATCACAGGACCTATCACCTCAATATCTCCTATTTTTACTCCCTCTATAATGAATATTTTCTTTTTAATTTCAGGGGGTTGCATTTTTAAAGATTAACAGATGTATATCCTTAAGTCAAGTTTGTCTTTATATGAATGATATTCCGGGCTTAGAGAAACGGGAACCTAAGACACTGTAATATTGTAAAAGCCGGGTACCCCCCCAAATGAAATCCAGGGTCTTTTCCACCCTCTTGACGCATGCAGACAAATGAGTATTTACGTGCTGTTATCTGTCTTAAGGAGCACGGAACGGGAAAGTACCCCCCCCATCCTTGCCCTTTTCTAGGGGAAAGGGGGCTCGATCTTCGGCCTCACCCTTATATATCCTAGCGTACTGTTACTAAGGTCCTCTTTCTCTTGTATCTGGGAAACCCTCTAGAGTACCTGGAGCTAACATGACATATAATATATATCAATAACTTAGCTTTGGTTATTGCCTGGGAAAGCCCCCGGCCATGCTATGGAGCATTTACATACCTAACTTCAACAAAGTGGCAAAAAGCCCCTATTCGAATTTTCTTGACTATTTAAATACCTCCTGTCAGAATCGCTCAGAAACTATTTTTACGCTCACCAATAATTTCCGTTTTCGGGCAATCCCCCTGTCAGAATCACTCAGAAACTATTTTTACGCTCACCAATAATTTCCGTTTTCGGGTCAAATTAAAATGCGACATTCTTCCTATTTCCGTATCGGATCCAAAGTCACAGCCCTCGATATTAAGTCACAAATGACAATCGAAGGTATCTACAAAGGCATGCGACCCTCATATGGAGCCGTCGTTTTTGGTAGACCAATAGGCACAAATCTATCCCCAGAAGATTATTTGTGCTATAAAGTCACCATGCGAATTAACATACCAAAGCCCCCACTGGGCGCGCTCAGAGGAAAGATCAAGCACCCAGATAAAGTCAAAGGCTATACACCTGAGGGCAGAATAGCAGCCGGAACCTACATGAACAAAGAAGGTCAATATGCTTGGATTCGTGGATACGTAGAAGGGGACAGCATGCTCGATGCCAAGCATAAGATCAAAGTTTTACATCATACGCTAATTAGGCTTGACAATTAGTTTTTGTGTATTATAAGTATTGATAGTCAGATATCATGTATGATTAAGCAACCTAAATCCGGCTCCGGCCACGGCGACGGCTCCGGCCACGGCGACGGCTACGGCTACGGCCGCGGCTCCGGCACCGGCTCCGGCACCGGCACCGGCGACGGCGACGGCTACGGCCACGGCGACGGCCAAGGCCACGGCCACGGCAGCGGCACCGGCACCGGCGACGGCGACGGCGGCGGCTACGGCCACGGCACCGGCTACGGCTACGGCTACGGCTCCGGCCACGGCCACGGCAACGGCACCGGCGACGGCGACGACAAAGAAATAATTATATATAAACTATCAGATTTAGATCTTACTCCCCTGTCTATCAACGAATATAGGAGCTTCTATGTTTCTCAAGAAAAAAGTGATTATTAGAATATGCTTCTAAGACAATTTTGTATCTGTGGTCGAGAATATGAAGACGGCGAAGACTTTTGCCCAATCTGCCGCAACACTGTCTCTTTCACTATTGTAGAAGATGAGTACAGGCCCCGCACTAAGTCAGGCAAGAGAGCTAAACGCCATGAATCAGATTGTGAGTGCTCTGTGTGCGAAGCGCACGGGACTCATCTAAGAGAGCTAAATTTTGATGATTAAGCAACCTAAATCCGGCAGCGGCCACGGCCACGGCAGCGGCACCGGCACCGGCGACGGCCACGGCCACGGCAGCGGCCACGGCTACGGCGACGGCCACGGCAGCGGCCACGGCTACGGCGACGGCCAAGGCCACGGCAGCGGCCACGGCAGCGGCGACGGCAGCGGCGACGGCCACGGCAGCGGCTACGGCGACGGCCAAGGCCGCGGCAGCGGCCACGGCGACGGCCAAGGCCACGGCCAAGGCCGCGGCCAAGGCCACGGCGACGGCAAAGAAATAACTATATATAAACTATCAGATTTAGATATTACTCCCCTGTCTATTAACGAATATAGGAGCTTCTATGTTTCTCAAGAAAAAAGTGATTATTAGAACGTTTTCGGCTGGAGTTCACTACGGAACACTGATCGAACGATCAGAAAAAGAAGTTTTATTGGGAAATGCAAAAAGAATATGGAATTGGTCGGGAGCCCTCACTCTTCATGAGATGGCACTATTTGGATTGGACAAAAGTTCCAGAGTTTCGGCGCCTATTGAAGCGATTCTCTTGACAGAAGTAATTGAGATTTTACCTTGTACTACAAAAGCCGCGCAAATACTTGACTCTCAAGGCTGGGAAAAATCAGTCAAGTAATTTGATGATTAAGCAACCTAAATCCGGCTCCGGCTCCGGCCACGGCTCCGGCTCCGGCTCCGGCCACGGCTCCGGCTCCGGCCACGGCTCCGGCATCAGTTCCGGCATCGGCAACGGCAATGGCACCGGCCAAGGCCACGGCTTCGGCTACGGCCACGGCTCCGGCTCCGGCCACGGCTCCGGCATCAGTTCCGGCCACGGCGACGGCGACGGCCACGGCGACGGCTACGGCTACGGCAGCGGCGACGGCCACGGCGACGGCGACGGCGACGGCAACGGCAAAGAAATAACTATATATAAACTATCAGATTTAGATCTTACTCCCCTGTCTATCAACGAATATAGGAGCTTCTATGTTTCTCAAGAAAAAAGTGATTATTAGAAGCAAAACCGTGCCAATCTTGACAGATACCCGTCCTAGACAGTAAGCATCAAGATGCCCTTCCAATTTCCCCCATTAGATTGGGATGATGTAACTCCCCTATACGGGTGGTATTCTGAGTTAATTGGTACTTTTGTAACACTGTTCTCATTCGGCTACAATTGGTGGCCTGATGTGATTGCTTTTCAACTTGATATAGAAGAGATGCCTTTCTGACTCCCTCAGAATTCATAGACTATGTTTTTAAGAGCATTCCAGAAGAGTGCAAAGACTCTTGCGTGTCTCTATGGGAAAAATCTACTAAGCAATCACTTCACATACCCCTCTCCAGCTTCCCCGATAAGTCTTTTGACTTAGACATCACGCAAGATTCTGCAGATCATAAAGAGATTTATTTTGGCTTAGCTCTTCGCAGACCCAATCTAACTCATGATCAAAGAGGCAAAGCCAGTGATTGCCGAGGTATCCCAGGATTCTGGCTCGACATAGATATCTCAGACGGCTCCGAAGCGCATGCTGCACAAAATCTCCCTAAGACTCTAGAACAGGCTCTAGAGATTATAATATGCGTTCCTGATCCGACCTGTATTGTAGACTCCGGGCATGGCATGCATGTCTATTGGCTATTCGAAAAAGTACATCCGGTCAACGCATCTAATCACTATGAATATGCCAAAGCCCTAGAACACTTTCAGCGCAAGATTATAGCGCATGCCAATAAGCTGGGCTATCATGTAGACTCTACACACGATATTACCCGAATCTTAAGACTTCCAGGGACGGTTAATTATAAAGATACCGCTAATCCTAAACCTGTAGAGATTCTGCATGCCGAAGAAAATCGCTTCGCGTCTCTTAACTCTCTCCTGCAAGAATCTGGGATAGACACACGCGTAGCACTGCCGTCTTCAAGTATTAAGCAAACGAATCCTATATCTGTCGATTCGGACCCTATCCGCGCACAAACACAGACCGATGAAAAACTTGTCAAAGCCTTACAAAACCTCAAAAACCCACAGTCTAAGTCTCTTATAGATCTAGTTCTCGCCGGAGAGCCGTTCGCCCAACTAGGAGCCCGAGACCAGACTCTACAACGCATAGCAGGAATCATAGCTCCGCTTGCCCCAGACAGAGACCCGGACGATCTCGCACGCGACATCCTAGGCCCGTCTCTCAGCACATTCGCCCCCGAAGACCAAGGCAAGTTCACACAAGAAGACAGAATCTCCTGGGCTGCGGACAAAATCCGCCGAAGCCAAGAAGACATACGCGCCAAGCGCGCCAAAGAAGCACAGCAAAACCAGGCTCTCTACGAGACATTAGTAAAAACCGCGCGCTCACAGACCCGTAGAGATCAATCCCTGGGTCCCGCTCCCCAGGGGCCTTATACGGATACAGAAGTAGACAACTTCGCTAAGCAGCAAAATACTACGCGTCAAGATTTTAAAAAACGCTGGCTAATCCAAAAAGGCTCTCAGTTTTTCGTGTATTGTAACGGAGACTATCAGTACCCTGTTGGCGCCGAAGAGCTTGACTCCAGTATCCATAGAGATCTACAGCCGGCCGTTGCCAACGGTCACGTAGACCTAGAAGTCCAAAGCAAAGCCGGAGATAAGCGCCGTAAATCCGGTAAAGAATGCATGATGGATTATGGATCTGTGGCACGTAAAATAGTCGCGCGTTTAGATTTAGCTTATTCTTATTACGACGACAACACCCAGACTTTTTATGAATCTGTATGTCCTATACGCCCCCTACAGGCACAATACAATCAACAGGTAGCAGACTGGCTTAAGCTCCTAGGTCTAATCAATCATAACAAACTTCTTGATTGGATATCTGCTATCACGAAACTAGATCGCCAGTGCGCGGCTCTATACCTCGAAGGCCCTCCGGGTACGGGAAAATCTATGCTCTCCCACGGCCTGGCGAGACTATGGCAAATCGGTGGACCAACTGAGCTAGTCAGAGTCCTAGGAGATTGGACATCCGACATCGCTCGATGTCCGTTAATTTCAGCCGACGAGCAAATCCCACAGGCATACAAGGGCCAGCGCTCCTCAGCCGAGCTCCGGGCACTTATCGGATCTTCTTCCCGGACTCTCACCAGAAAATTCGCACACAATGCCGAGCTTATCGGAGCTGTACGAGTCTTTCTGTCTGCAAACAACCCGGGCATGCTGTCTTTTGACGGCGAAGATTTATCCCAAGGAGACATGGAAGCTGTCTCCGGGAGATTCTTGCATATCAAAGGCGACAGACAAGCTAAGAACTATCTAAACTCTATCTCCACACAGGGATGGGTCTCAGACGACATCATAGCCAAGCACGCACTTTGGTTACGTGATAATCACAAATTCACACCCGGAAAAAGATTCATAGTAGAGGGCTCCGCACGTGAAGTAGCCAAGCAAATAGCCACACAGGGATCCGTAGCAGGTCGCGTCACAGAGTGGCTAGTAAGATTCCTGTGTGAGCCCCCGGCTAGTTCTTTCGCAGCTCAACAATCCTCCCCGGAACAAAAAAAGCAAGTAATAGTAGGCAACGGGCGTTACTTAGTTTCTACAAACGCCATCCTGAACTATTGGGAGCAATGGGCAAAAAGCAAGTTTACTCCGAGCACTCCACAGGTAGGCGCGGCCCTCGGGAATTTGTCCTCTAAGAAGATCAGAATAGGTAAGACACGCTATTTTGATATTGACATCGAGACAATCTCTCAGTGGGCTGACATGGTGCTAGTAGGCGACTCTCAAACTATTCAGGAACGTATAGATACGCCGATAGAAGAATTTCAGATGGAAATTGAGAACGAATAATGTCTATCTATCGAGTAGTGATATCTTTCTTTCATGGCTTAAAGCAGTTTAACATAGAGCGTGGAGTCCTGGCCATGAATCCGGGCGAAGCTCTTAGCATGGCGCTTTCTAATCTAAATATCCATATGTCTCAGATTCACTCTTTTAAATCTATGGTTTTTCAGCCAGACACTCTAGAAGACTTTAACTTAGACGCTGCACTCTTGAACTGCATAGGCACTAGTTACAGCGTGACAGACATTTGGAAAAGTCGACATGGCGAATCGTAGGCCAAGAGGACTTGCCGACATAGTTTATAGAGCGTCTCACGGCATGATTCCATACAATCATTTCAGATTTAAACATATAGGTCTATATGAGATATTATCTCCAATCACGAATATGTGGCAGGAGATAGAAATCCCCCGGATCATTGTTTCTGGATACACACTCCCCCCGCAAGTATGTGACGCGATGGATTACTATGTAGAAACTAAAAGGACAATGGATTTTGCTAGAGATATTCAAATATTTAATGGAGATATAAGACCGTTAAATGACGATGAAAAAAGACTCTTTGGCGTACGTGAGGGACAGAATAATCCGTGTTTTCCCAAAAGAAAAAGAAATAGATGACTACTCCCAAAGCGCTACACTCTTCAGTCACGCCCCGATGGGGGACTCCCCAGCATATCATAGAGCTAGCTCGCCAGCTTATGGGAAGGATTCACCTAGACCCAGCAAGCTCGGAAGAGTTTAATTTCTATGTAAAAGCCTTCATGATCTATACAGAGCAATCTAACGGCGTATTGCCCGAGTGCGAATGGGCTGGGAATGTCTTCCTAAACCCGCCCGGAGGCCTAGTCAAAGAATTCTGGCAAAAGCTCATAAAAGAATATAACTCTGGACGGGTTAGTCGGGCTGTATGGGTTGGATTTTCCGTAGAACAGCTTTGCACGCTAGCGGACGAGCCCTATCATCCGGCGGACTATTCTATCTGCTACTTGCGCAAGCGCCTGAACTTCACGCGAGAAGATCTTAGTGTATGTGGATCTCCTTCCCATGGAAATTATATCTCGGCTATAGGCTGTGACCCGGCGGAATTTGAGAGACTATTTGGGCATCTCGGAAAGATCGTACACGGAAAAAAGGCTTGACATCTTAAGATGTATAAGATACGCTCTTAATACCTCGGATACCCCGGAGAATATGAAGACCAAAATGCTAGAAAACATTGAATTTTATTGGGACGAGCAAACCCAGATGTCCCACTACCTGTACGAGAACGCTTACACAGGCGAACTTACTAGCCACACAAGACATCAGCCCTTCCCGGACTATCGAGGAATATGGTGGCTTGGGGACCAAGATCTACGGACAAAGTATTTCGCTGAGTTAGTTCACTGTCTCAAAACGCAGGACCCCTATAACCGTGAAGACCACTAGTCATCCCTATAGAGACCCGGACCACAGAGTATCGCCCCTGTATTTTGATACAGGGCTCGACAGAGTAGCGGTGGATCTTCGAGAGATTAAATATATGCGGCTCCGGAGTGACGGATATTGGTACGCTATGATTAATCAAGAAGACCATAATTTTAGTTCAGAAGTGGGCGCACGCATTTACAACGCTCTTCGAGCATATTATGAATGAGAAATCTGTAAAACTCTTGCGATACTTCGCAAAGCATACCGGAGATATCAAGTTCGCCGGATCAATCAAAGTTCGTTGGGACACATTCGATCACAAGAAAAAGGGTCGATTAACTACCTGGATGAAGCGTGTTATCGTGACCATGATGCACGTAGCCAAAGAGCAAAAGCGCGCTAGACAAGCGGCGAACAGGAAAGCCCTTGACTCTTTCTTGGGAACGTCTACAATTATAAACACAACTAGTTGACCCCAGAGGCAAGAAATGGCTTTTATTAAAGAGTTTCCGTGCGGATGCATACGTCATGAATTGGTAGGCTTTATCAGACGTTGTGAGGGCATGACATCCCGTTCTCTCTCAGGCCGTGTAGCCCCTAAGTCAGATCATGCTGAAATGAAGCATAACAACGCCATGAATGACGGTAAGACCGTACAAGAATGGACCGTAGCCGAGGTTTTGCCTTGACATGTACGTGCACGATCTTAGAGGGATCGTGCGAATGCGGAATGTGCAAACTTGCACGCTTGACGGAAGAATATGGTTTGTATGATATGCCTAAGATAGAACTTAGAACGGCTATTAGACCGCATAAATCCTCCGGGCGAGCAATCCACTACGTGGAGCTACTCGTAGACGGGGTGATATTCGAGACGCAATGCACTGCGGCGGATAAAGCACAAGATCTTGTTATTAAAACAGCAAGAGCGTTGGGTGTTGCATATAAAAAAGAGGAATAATGTCGCATATTCTACTCCAGCAAGTTCTAGATTTTCACAAGAAATATAAAAGATACATTGGAGATCCTCGTACACCTTGTGTACATGATGAAGATTTCCGCATGCGTCTACTGGATGAAGAGTACGGAGAGCTAGAAGAAGCTCTAGATGATACTAGTCTTACAGATCGCCAGAGGCTTGTTAAGCTAGCAGATGCTCTCGGAGATATGGTCTATGTTATCTTCGGAACGGCTGTTTGCTGGGGCATAGATCTGGCTAGCATTATGGACGTTATTCATACCAGCAATATGACTAAGTCTCTTGAGGGCTTTCGTTCAGACGGCAAAGTCATGAAAGGCCCAGACTATCAGCCTCCGGAGATAGAGCAAGCGCTCGAATGCGCCGCATCCGATGTAGACCGCGATGGATTCGAAGGCGATGATTCATGGTGGCCCCCTCCGACCCTCCCGGGCGTAGGCGTAGATTTTATGCCTAGTTTTAAGATAGAAGACGTAGAACCCCCCCAAGAAGTAACAGACAAAGTCATGCTAGCTGCAAAAGAGCAAGCAAAGCTTATGGCTATGAAAAGCATTAATCGAGATTTCGTGTCTTCGGAAGTAGAAGATATTGAAATAGACGAAGACGAGCCTACGCAACCCTGGGAAGATGACGAAGGGGATACTTACGTAGGTAAACATTCCGAAGAAGACCATACGAACGGATGCTCGGAGAGATGCGAAATCTCGAAAGTCTCCGACGGAGTACCGGACGGGCAAATCCATGGAGAAATGACATCTTACGGGGCGTTTATTTTTGATTGTCCGTGTGGCCGTACACACGGTGTACAAGCCAAGCTCGGATCTCGTGGAGGACTGGCTCCGAACGCCGCGTGTTCATGTATGTGCGGGAATGCTTTTGTAGTGGATTTTAAGGGCAAAAAGCCGCATATAACCGTAACCACTATCGAAGAACTTCGGAAGGTAGAGAATGTATGAAGATGATCCTAACGATGATTTGTCTGCCATTCTGGCTCCTGATGATGCCTCTAATGGTGATGCTTCGAGTGACCAAGCTGATATAAGTGAAGAGCCTACTTTCAAGATTATCAAGGCTAGGCCGGAGTCCGAACCAAAGAAAAAATATAGTCACAAAGGTAAGCGCCACAGAGCTATTACAGCGGATTTGTTCAGATGCACCTTTGTTACCAAGGTTGTATCAGATGAGTTATCATGCGGCGCGTTATTATGGAAATATAGGACTAAGGAGCTTAGGGAACATCTGTTGTTACACTTACCCTTTGTTGCGGTTTCTGCAATGACAGACCAGCAAGTAATCCATTGTTACCAGCAAGCGAAATCTTTTACTCTAGAGCCAATGCCGGATGATGCGATACACGGCATTACTCCAGAAGATCTTGATATAGAAGGAGATACCCCCGATGAGTGATACGCCCCCAGAAATCTCACCACTTACTGAAGAGCAAGTTAATCGCCTCATTGCAGCCGATTGGCTTGAATCTATTGCTAAGCTAATCCGTAGCGGCTCCGTAACAGGTATAGATATCGCTTGGGATACTAGATATCATAAGCCATTGGGGAATGTCATTATGTCTACGGAGAAATTGTACGGTCCGGTTGAACTAAAGTTACTTGCAGCCGGTCCCGCTCCTAAACAAGAGCTAGTTACTAAAATCCCGGTGCAGGATGTATCGCAAGACATCGGCGATCACAAGTGTAATCTTGATACTTGTCTAGTATGCATGAATCAAAAGAACAAACAGAAGAGTTAGAGGGACTCTGTAATTCAGACTACTTCTACCGGATGATGTCTGGGAGAGATCACTGGAATGGAACATCGAGAAATCATAGGAATGAACTAGTGGCATGGAGTCATGTATCAGCAAGCCAGATTGAATCTTATGTGAAATGTCACAGATATTGGCATTTCAAAAGTATTCTCAAAGTTCCAGAAGCGCAAACTGGAAGACAGGCTTTAGGCGAGTCATACCATCTAGTAATGGAGAAAGTGCCTAAGGGCCTGGAATGGCCTAACCACGCCGATACTTCGGCAACACCGGAAGAGTGGCAAAAAGCCGAAGCTCTTGCGAAGATATCTCTCCCTCTGCTACCGCCGGAGCCGGCGCATATTCCGATCAAAAGAGAGTGGCAGATCAAGTTAGATACCTACGAAAATGGCCCGACTTTTATAGGATATGTTGACCTGGCGCTCCCTCCAGGCCTCGGCTGGCCGTCTTTCTTGATTCCGGCTAATGAAGCTATCATAGGAGACTATAAGACTACTTCGGATTTCAGATATATGAAAACGCCGGAGGAGCTTGAGAACTCCGTACAGATGATGTCTTACGCCAAGTGGGCGATACAAGAATGGCCGTCAGGGCTTGTAGGGCAAGATCAGCCTACACCAGAGCTAGTACGTTTGCTGCATATCTATGCGCGCACGAAGCCTCCGTTTAATAGACAATCTATCCGACACGAGTCCGCAGTTGTAACAAAAGACCAGATCAATATCTTTTGGGATAAAACTCTGGACATTATCCGAGAGATGCAACAAACTGCTACTTGCACTAGTTCGGATGACGTCGAAGCTAACGGAGCACTTACCGGGCATTGCGAAGCCTACGGAGGCTGTAGTTTCCGTGATAAGTGCGGAATCTCAAAAGATTCTACTATTAAGACCCTTTTCAGTATCAACACTAAGAAAGACCCCAACATGTCTAATATTCTCGCAAAGATTCAAGCCGCGCGCGCTGCACAATCCAGTAATTCTTTGCCTACACAGGCCTCGGATCAACCCGTCCAACCGGCCGAGTCTAAGCCTGTAGAGGCGAATCCCCAAGGCCCGTTGCAGTCTCCTAAGGAAGAGCCGGCGGTTAAGCCTTCGGGACCTATTCACGGCGTCATGCGAAAGATCGAAAGCATGAATAAGGGCTGGCCTACGCTCGGAGGAGCATTGGCAAGCTCTTACGCTAAAGAGCGGGGAATATCTGTACCGGGTACCGGAGTAATTCCGGGAACAGGTGAAATGTCCGCAAATACGGTTGTAAGCTTGGGTGAGCTTATGAAGCTAGCGGAGACAGTACCAGTCAAGCTTGATACAGGTGTTGTACCGCCCGATGCTCCTCCGAGAGAGCAGCCGATTATTACTAGACCAGGAGATACAGTAACTGAGTCTACAGAAGAAAGCGAAGACGATGAAGAGAGCGAGATTTCTAGCACAGTATCTGTATCTGTGGAGTCTGTGGGAGCTGGGATTCCTGAAAATACTCCCAAGAAGCGCGGACGGCCAAGTAAAGCTGATCTAGCCGCTCGTGCAGGTCAGACCGTAGCGGCAGACGGCGGAGACAGTATGCTTAATGCCGAAAACCAGAGGCTTAAGAAAGAAAACGAAGAGCTTCAATCCGCTAATAATTTTTTGACCAAAGCACTTGAGTCCCGTGCAGTAGCGAAAGATGGCTGCACTCTGTATGTAGACTGTTTCCCCATGAGGGGCGAGTCAGAAGTTACAGACTTTTTCACCTGGATCCAGCCTATTGCACAAACTGTAGCTGAGTCTAATGGCGTCAAAGACTGGCGCCTGATCGACTACAAGGGTAAGGGCCTACTTGCTACGCATATCCGTGAGCTGGTACGAGCCGAGGGTCTTCCCAAAGCCATGACTATCCAGAGCTATGCAGGCGGAGCCGATGTGGCATTGGAGATATTGACGCCTCTTGCTAAACGTATTATTCGTAAGCTGTCATGATATCCAAGGATCAGCCCCGTTGTTATTTTTGCAATAAATACGTAGCAGTTACGTTCTATTGCTTCGGTTGCAAGAACTTCATTTGTTATTCTTGTGATGATATCAATAAGTGGCCCCCTTACGGCCACACTAAACCTACGCAACATTATCTTATAAGACCTAAAAAGCGTAAACGGTCATGACTCATCGGGAATGGGATATTGCGTGTATTTCTTCATGGTCACATGAGGGAGTAGGGACACTATGTGTTCTAGCACGTAACATGCCGTTTAAAATTAGTTTCGAACAGTGCTTGACTTGGGTGAACTTTTTTCTAGATGAAAAGTATTTATACTTGACCCGGTACTAGAAATCATATAGAGTCTTTTTACATTCAAGGCGAGGAATCCCCCGAGCCAGAAAGTACCCCGTTAGAGAAAGAAAGATATAGCAATGTCATTTGAAATTGAGACCGGTGTAGAGATCCCCTCGAAGCGTAACCGTTACCCGTTCGATCAGATGGATACGGGCGATTCGTTCGAGATTCACGGTACCGTGGAATCGCGCAAGGTTCGCAATGCCGCGTATCAGTACGCACGTAAGGTGAATAAGGAAAAGGGCCTGGCGAAGGGCCAGGACGGTTGGGTAGCGTTTGCGCTTCGTAAGGTTGACGAGCTCGGTGATGGCGAGACGGCTGTAAAACTCTATAGGTTGTGGCGCGAGTAATTGATTAAGATCCCTAGGTTAGCCTAGGGCTCTGCAAAAAGTGTAGTAGACTCTAGACTCTGTATCTAGAGACAAATAATAGATAAAATTTGTCTCTATTATTCTTCTACTATACTTCTTGGAGAGCCTCAGGTACTGCACGTTGACAATAGTCCTAATAAGATGACGATATTGTAAGTTCTGAGGCCTCCAATCCCCTATCTTCACCCCCGGAGATGTTTTTATGACCGAGAATGAACTTAAGCGACAACTAGATCAAGAAAAGGGCAAGCGAATCGCGGTAGAACGAGAAAACTACGAGATTAAGCGCGCAGCCAAGCAAGCTGCAGAAGAAACCGTAGCCTATAGAGCCGAGACCGATAAAGCCCTCTTAGATGGAGCTGAGCACATGAAGCAAGCTCTCGGAGTTTCTCAGGGTATTTATGCTTTTGGCCAGATGTCCCGGGCATACATGGCTCGAAAAGTATCTGCGGCGCGTATCGTGCATCGTGAAAATGAGAATTGCTTGCTTATCGAACAATTGATCACAGCTGTTGAAAAAAATGACGCTACGGCTTTGAAGAGCCTGTGTGACAAAGCCAGGGCAGTAATCCAGACGATTCGAGGCGATGGCGAAGCGGCTAGGATGGCTGCGGCGGAAGCGTCTCTATCTTACGGGATCAAGGAATTCGGTAAGATTTTCGATCAACTCGTATCGGAGAAAAACCATGGCCACATGCCCGCGAAAGACCAAATCAAACTCCTCCAAAACGAGTGAATTTGATGCTTGGCTGAATGTTATTCAGGATAGAGCATTTGACAATCAAATTAAGGACTTTGCAGACGAGCAAAGAGCAGGGGCCATCGTGGCTTGGATTGCCGGAGTAGCTCTCGGCTGCGTTTTGGTATGGATAGAGCTAGTCTTGCTTTTGGTGCTTACTAATGTTTGATGCCGAAGTAGAGCTAAGTCATATCATAAAAATGTTTCGATCTTTGAAGATCGATACAGCTCCTTTTAGCGGACGGGAATATAGGGCCATAGTAGATTTTAATACTAAATTAGAATGTACTTCTGCATATTTAATGGAATATCTCCAGAATAACGAAGCGCGCATTTCTCAGATAGAAGAAAAACTTGAGTGGCTTAAAAGTCTGGGATTGTGAAACCTCTATGTGTTATCATGCTATTTTAGTTAACCACGGATGGTACCACCGGTGTCTCTATTGTAATCGCTACACCAAAGTAAAATATTTCACCTATTCCCACAAAGGAGGATTATGGTGGGATTGTGCGATGGCTTATTTGTGGCACTTCGTGGGGATTTGCGCTATGCAAGATCAGTCTATCCAATGCCTAAGCTCTCCGAAATTTTAGGTGTTAATGTCACGAGCACGCACCCGAATTCGCGCGTAGCTAGTGCTCTAGCTCGTGCTGGAGTTAGTAAGACATCGGAACTTGTACGAGTAGCGAATCTTCCAAGAAGAAAATTCGATGTCAGCACGTATCCGGATTGTTCCGTCATCTACGCAAAAAACCCCTGCGGTCGTACCGGATGCCAGTATTGCAAATACGGCTCACCGAGCCTCAGGCCTCTCCAGTCCGCAATCATCATCGAAGCGGCAAACAACGCCGGGGCTTTTGTTGCCGCTGGAGTGGGTACAGGAAAAACTCTGGCTAGTTTTTTGCTTCATGATGCACTCGAAGTACAAACTACAGTCCTACTTGTACCGCCTTCGCTGAGAGATAAGACTCTAAATATAGATCTACCTGAGCTTGAGAAACACTTTACGCTTCCTAATATCTATTCTGGCTCGCAATGGCAAAAAGATAAGCCCGGAGTTTATGTTCTGGGTTACTCAGAGATATCACAGACAGATGCCAGCGATTTACTTGACAAAATCAAGCCTGATCTAATAGTCGCCGACGAAGTTCAAGCTCTCAAACGTAGAGAATCAGCTCGTACACGTAGGTTTCTGAGATTCATGCGGGCCAATAGTTGCAAGTTTGTGGCCATGACAGGAAGTCCTATCACAAATTCTATTATGGATTTTTCTCACTTGATGGAGTTAGCTCTAGGCAAAGGTTCCCCCTTGCCTGTAGACTATCCGAGCCTAGCCCAGTGGGCGGATGCGATAGATCATGAAGGAGAAGAGGGAGCCACAGGCATGGGCGCTCTCGCCCTCATGTGCGAAGACTATGAGACAGCACGAGACGGTTTTAGACGCCGTTTTGTGGAGACCCCCGGCGTGATAGCAACTGAAGAGACTTCATGTAGCCTGCCTATAGAAATCCGAGAGTTTGTAATCACAGATCAGACATGTCAGGATTCTATAAATAAACTGGAGTCTGAATGGGCTTGGGATGGCGAAGAGTACACGGAGATATTAGCTATCTCTAGACTCCAGAGACAGCTTACCCAAGGTTATTTTTATAGAATCAAGTGGCCCGGAGGTATCCCGGATAGAGAGTGGCTCGAAGCAAAAAACGGCTGGAACAGAGCCGTACGCGCTCGTCTGAAGCATTCTAACCGTGTTGGCCAGGATTCCCCCGCACTCCTGGAAAAGCTCGCCAGCGAGGGCCTGTGGATTACCCCGGAGTGGCTGGACTGGCTAGCCCAAAGTCATAAGCCGGAGCCCGAGCGCGAGCCGGTCGTAATCAGTGACTGGCTCGTTAAACGCGCTGTACATTGGGCTGGGTATTTTAATACCCCCGGAATAATCTGGGTATCTAGCCCCGTAATTGGCCGACAACTCCAGAAGCACGGTATCATGTACTTCGGGGAGGGCCAGGATCAGGAGCTTAACGCGCTTGCAAAAGACGCGCTAGATAATAAACAGGCCGGTACCCCGAGTTTTATACCAACTATTGCATGTAGTATCCAGGCCCACGGGACTGGAAAGAACCTACAAGCGTGGTCACGTAATCTAGTCTTATACCCCCCTGCAGGGGGAGATGTCTGGGAACAGCTGGTAGGACGGACACATAGACCGGGGCAACTAGATTCGTGTGTGACTTTTGATGTCGTGTTAGGGAGTGATAGCGCGCTTAAGAGTTGGGAAAACGCTTGCTCTAAGGGAAAATTTATTCAAGAGACTACAGGTTTGATACAACGTCTCAATATAGCTCAGAATGTTGACAGTATAGGTGATGACAGATTAGGGTAACAACGATTCCCCAAATCAATCCCGATTAGGGGAAGACTAAACCAAGATAGAAAAGAGATAGATATGGGACTATTCGGAAGAATCGGCGAAAAGGGTATTAAGAGCAACGGAGGAGGCGTATTTTTCGAGCCCGGCAAGTATGCTCTTGAAGTCCGTGCACATAAGACAGGTAAGACTCGCGAGGGTCGGCCATTTTTCGTATGTGAATTTACGATCCTAGAATCATCCAATCCAGAGAGGCCCTCGGGCACTGGTGTCAGTTGGATGGTCATGATGGATAAGAATTTGGAGACATCTCTGGGTAATATCAAGGGCTATGTAGCCGCTCTTATGGACATGAACGAAGACGATGTCGATGAGACAGGGATAGAGGCTTTGATCTCGGCAGACAATCCTGGCGCGGGTTTGAAAGTTCGTGCAGTCGTAAGCACGTTCAAGAAGAGGAATGGTGATCCGTTCACTAAGCCGGTTTACGAGCCTTACGAGAAAAAGAAGGCTTCGTAAAGTTTTTGTTACTCCGGCTGGCGTTAGATAATGGTCTGGGCTGTTAACCCGGGTGCCACCTAGTGTTAAGTTAACCGGAGTAACTTTGCCCTGGTAGCTTAATGGCGAAGCTCCTGACTTGTATTCAGGTGATTATAGGTTCGAATCCTATCTAGGGCTCTATGAGTGAGTGGTTTGATATAGTGGAAATCGGAGAAATAGAGCTATTCAGGGTTAGAGGGCTGCTCTATCGTCTGGGCTTCTTTGATTATTTTGTAAACGTAAGTATTATAGAGCTTCTTCGATGAGTGACATAACACCCCTAAGCAATAAAGAAGCCAGAATGGTAAGAAGTCACTGGCTCGTACAGGGTAACAAGCAAAAAACCTCCCAGAAAACCGGAGGGACGTACGTAGGCTATTTCAAAATGTCTGTGGCCACTCGTACAATTGATGACGCCTTAGCTCTGGTACGAAAAAACTATCCGGAGTGTCAGATTCTCTCTGTGATTAATCAAGGAGCGATAGATGTATGGGAAGATTGATACTTAATCTTTGGTGGCGTCTGGTGTTTTGGTGGAAAAAGCGCACGGGTTGGCTTGACATGGATCAAAATGCTGTAATCACAGGTACTGTGGTTTCTTTGATCCCTCCCGATATCGACGGGGATAGATGCTTCAATGTCAAGCTCGATTCTGGGCTTGAAATCTTTATAACGCTCGGGTATAGACAGACTACTGAGAATCCGGCAGATGGCCCGAGCTTACACTGTGAGATACCTCCGTGGTCGCCTCAATGGTTGAAAGATAAGTATGACAGGCTTAAAGTAGGAGATAGAGTTTTCGTGTCGGGCGCATGGGGATATGATGGAGTACACGTAAACAACTGGCCTATGATTATACAGATCCCGCTAGCGTTGATCAGACATCAACCGGATATGGTGAACGGCTGGTTTGAGATTCATCCCGTTGCAATGTTGGAGATTTTATGAAGATTGTCTATGTTGCAGGACCGTTTAGATCTATGAACAAAAACGGTAAATCTAATTCTTGGGGCATTCAGAAAAACGTTATGTCTGCTATGGCTTTTGCGTTGGAAGTTTGGAAACTTGGGCACTGTGCACTCTGTCCGCATGCTAATACGATGTTTTTTCAGGACGCCGACGGTTGCTCGGATGATGTATGGCTCAAAGGCGATCTAGAGATGCTTAGACGATGTGACGCTATGCTGCTCGCTCCTGGATGGGAGTTGTCTTCGGGTGCCCGAGCTGAGCGCGATGAAGCTATCGCTAAGAGTATTCCGGTATTTGAGAGCATAAGCGCGCTTAAGGAGTGGCTGTGCACATCGGAATAGAGTTTCACACGAAAGAGGGAAACGTCTTTATTGCCGATGTAATAGGCAAAAAGATCATGAGAATAGCATCCGACGGCAAAAAGTCAGACTGGTATCGCTACAGCGAACTAAAAGACGGTCAAGTAGGTAATAATTTGATTATCTGTAGACCAGAGGTTGCTCCTACAATGACGTCCGAGATAGTTAAGCTGGGTTTTCCCAAACTAGGAGAATAGTGCGTAGGCGTGTTGCGTTTGACGTCGAGACCCATATTATCAGACCGGGAATGATCTTTCCGCGTCTGGTTTGCGTGTCGATATATGACGGCAACACGAAGAGTCTGCACCTAGCCGCTATTGGCGTAGCTGAGATTATCAAGCTACTTCAGGATCCGGATGTAATCCTAGTCGGACACAATGTCAGTTTTGATCTTGGCGTTATTATCGCTGAGGCGATTGCTCAGGGAATTAACGAGCACTGGATTCTAAACTTGGTCTTCGAGGCGTACGCGGCTAATAGGATCGTCGATACGATGATCCGAAGCATGCTCGTTGACATTGCTCAGGGTAAATTCCAGGAGATTGACGGGCAACGCCGAGGAAAAGTCTACGGTCTAGACATGCTGGCTAATCGCTGGCTAGGTAAGCAGATCACGCAAAAGACCTTCAAGAAATCTCAAGCGCATCTTAAAACTGACTCTTGGCGCTTGCACTATGCTTATCTGCAAAACACGCCTATTACCCAATGGCCTCAAGATGCCTCGGATTATGCGATTGAAGATTCTGTAGTCACATGGGACGTAGACGCCAAGATAACTTCGTGGGCCATTACAGAAGGCCAGTTAGACGGGACTATACCAAACGAGTTTGAGCAGCACAGAGCAGCCTGGGTATTGCACCTAATAGGTGGATGGGGCGTACGAGTAGACGAAGAGATGGTCAAACTCGTACGAGAGAATCTAGAAGTCCAGCGTAAGACTAGTTACGCAGTAATGGACCAATGGGGTATTTTCAAGAAAGACAGGCTCGGAAACTATCAGCTCACCAAAAAAGGTGCGAGACAGAAAAATATCAAAGTACTTCGAGCTCTGATCGAAGACGGCTATAAACAGCAAGGCGAGACTCCGCCTCTAACAGATGGCGGAAAAGACGGCTCGAAGAAACAGACCAAGACCGATGCCGATAGTGCCAGAGATTCGGGACACCCGGCTGCAATAGAGTACGCCAACGGAGCCGGAGCCGAAAAACTACTTAACACGTATGTTCCGATTCTAGAACGCGGTAATGGTGGACTTCCCGTTACGTCTAGTCCTAACGTATTGGTCGCTAGTGGGAGAACTAGTTGGACAAATCCGAATCTACAAAACCCTCCCCGACTCCATGGTGTGAGAGAGTGTATTATACCTAGACCGGGTTTTGTACTAGTCGGAGCTGATCTTGATACCGTAGAACTTCGTGCATTGGCCCAAACGTGCCTAGAGCTGTTCGGATGGAGTGAGATGGCCAATGCTATTAGACGTGGCGAAGACCTGCATCTCGCGCTTGCTGGGCAGATTCTTGGACTAGATTACGCGACTACTAAGAAACGCTATGATCAAGGGGATATTCTCATAGCCGAGACCCGCTCTCCTACAGCCAAAAACTGTAATTTCGGTCTTGGCGGTGGTATGGGGGCCACTAAGTTCGCGATTACTTGTATTAACAACGGGGCCCCGTTGATTACTGATCCAAGTGCTCCTATGAGTGATCACATAGCACGTGCGAAATTTCTCAAAGAGACATGGTTCCAGGCCTGGCCCGAGATGCGTCTGTTTCTCAAGCACGCCGGGGATAACACCGGAGATATGGGCGAAGGTGTATTAGTACAGCCGTGGTCAGGTAGAGTACGTGGAGGATTAGATTATTGCGCCTATGCGAATACGTACTTTCAGGGACGAGTAGCCGACGGAGCCAAACTCGCTCTTTGGAGAGTATCGCGAGCGTGCTATGTAGACAAATCTAATTGTCTATACGGATCTAGGATAATCCTGTTTCTGCACGATGAATTAATTCTGGAATGTCCAGAATCTATGGCGCACCTATGTGCAGCCGAACTAGTTAGGCTTCTATGCGGAGCTGTACAAGAAGTAATCCCCGATGTTCCTATTACAAGCTCGGCCGTGATTACTCGTCGCTGGTTCAAATCTGCTAAACCTGTATACGTTGATGGAATTTTATTTCCGAGTAAACCAGAGAAAGATTCCAAAGGAAGAACCGTGTGGACAGTTGATGTTTGATACAAGAGTTAAAAAGAGGTATTGGGACAAATTAATCCCCGAGCCTAATACTGGCTGCTGGCTATGGCTGGGGTGCATTAATAAACAGGGATATGGTAAAATATCCTGGAGAATAGATGGAAAACAATTCTATTCTTATATACATAGATATATTTTTGAAAAACTACGCGGAAGCATAGCTAGTGGACTAGAATTAGATCATAGATGTAAAAACACTGTCTGTTGTAATCCATATCATCTTGAACCTGTTACTCATCTAGTGAACATGAGAAGATGGATAGTTCGAGATGATCCGGATAATATTTTACTTTGTCCATCAGGACATGAGTTTTCTATAGATAATACAAGAATGGAACCTGACGGGGGACGGCGGTGTAGAAAGTGCATAGCGGTCAAAGCCCTAGAATATTATCATAAAAATAAAGATAAAATAAATCCTATTCGAAATTCTCGAAGAAGGAAACTTGCAATCCCAAAAAAGCGCATAGACGATAGCCCATGCGCAAATTTATCATCCCCTTGGCGTTCGTTTTGGCCGGCTGCTACCTTAATCACTTCCCCGTAACTCCTCAGGTAGCCGAATCCGGTACTTACGAGATGTTTGTCAACACACTACTTGGACAAGCTCAGGGTACGGCATGGGCCGTAGACAAGCACCATTTGATTACAGCTGGGCACATGTGCGACGGTATGGCGGAGAGTTCTGTCCTTACTTCTACCATCAGTGGCCGGAGTATCCGGGCCAAGGCTATTTTTTGGGAACAGGGCTCGGAGGGACGAGCGGACCTGTGTTTGCTCGAAACTAGACAAGAGCTGAACAATCCTCTGGTTATCGCCGATAAAATGCCTGTGGTAGGAGAGAAGATTTACTTTGTTGGCTGGCCTCTCGGTGTGGAGCTCAAGTCTGAGGGAAAGTACCTTGGAGATCTCGATGGCCCCGATAATCATTATAATGACGATGTCTTCGATGCACCCTGTGATCATGGCGCTTCTGGCTCGGCTATGTTTACGTCTCGGGGGGTCTGGGGGGTTCTCGTGAGAATCCGCACGGATAATGACACACATGACGGCTTACTGCCGTCCGATGGGATGCGCGAAGGCTCCGAAGGCGGCGTAGCGATTCCTCTGAAAGAGCTTGTGAATTTCCTAAAAGAAGGTAACGTAGATTATACTGCTACTCCAGAGAGTCCGTCTGTAGACATCCCGGATGAAGTTTAAGTTGACGGTAAGTCCAGATAATGGCACAAATAGTTTCCATAGACCCAGGGAAGAAAAAAGTAGCCTATGCGATTTGGGATGAAGACGGCACGTTGCTTGGTGCTGGCCTGGTTACTCATGATCCTGCGCCGGGCGACGAACGTGCGCAAATCTGGAAAGATATAGCGTACTGGACAAGTGTAGCGACCCGCTTGGATAGTGTAGACACTATTCTCGTAATCGAAGTTCCGCAGGTCTACGAAGGTCCACAAGAAGAAGACAAAAACGACCTGATAGACTTGGCCGGAGTCGTCGGGGCCCTGGCTAGTCTCACTTGGGGGCGTGTAGATTGGTCCCCAAAGCCACGTGAGTGGAAGGGCCAGCTACCTAAAGCTATTACCCAAAAACGCGTTGACGCCGAGCTCAGTGCAGCTGAGAAGGCTTTGATCGAATGGCCCGCGAAAAATCTCCGGCATAACGTCTATGATGCGATACATTTAGGTCTTACATACTTAGCACGCGAGGGAATTCGTGCTTAGAATAGGATCGCTCTTCTCTGGTATAGGGGGCTTAGATTTAGGGCTCGAGCGATCTGGATTAGGCAAAGTGATTTGGAATGCAGAGATATTACCTAGGTGTAGAAAAATACTTAAAAAACACTGGCCAGAAGCTAAACAGTTTATTAATATTAAAGAAGTAACAAAGGAATCCGCCGATTCAGTAGATTTGCTTTGCGGAGGCTTTCCGTGCCAGGATATCAGCCGTGCTGGAAAACAAGAGGGCATCGCTGGTTCGAAATCAAAGCTCTGGAAAGAATATTATAGAGTAATTCAAGAGCTAAGACCTAAACTCGTGATTATAGAGAATGTCTCGGACCTTATTAGACTCGGACTTGCCGATATCCTACAAGATCTTGCCCAAATCGGGTACGATGCACAGTGGTCTTGTCTCTCCGCATGCACCGTGGGTCACACACATACACGAGAAAGAATGTTCATTATTGCCTACTCCTACGAAGACGGCGAATCAGCTTTGCGAATCGATGAGGCACTCAGCCGGATGCAGGAGATTTCAAACGATATTCGGAACGAATACCAAAATTCCCCCTTGGATTTACGAGTATTTGATGGGATTCCCAAACGGTTGGACAGATCTAGATTAGAAATGTGCGGAAATGCTGTAGTAGTCCAATGTGCTGAATTAATTGGTAGAGCACTAAAAGAGGCCGGATTTTAAATTTGTGCTTGACTTTATAAAAGGAGAGATCTAGTATGGTTTCACGGAGGCAATTTCAAATGACTAGAAACAAGACCCGTGAACTTCGTAATGCTATGTACAAGATCGAAACGCAGATTCCAAAGACTGACACCAGCAAGTCTACCGAGCGCGAGCGAGATCTCGTGTGTGTAGTTAACTGCGCTATCTGGGATGGTGAGTTGTACAAGATCACTGCGGGACTTCGTAGACTCGCAAATGTCCCAGAGCGTGGCGCGGAGTATGCCCGGGTTATGGATATTTTGGCTCTGTAATGCTCGGTTTGTCTAGCGGCTAAGACAGCGCTTTTACATGGCGTTTATCGGGGGTTCGAGTCCCTCACCGAGTACGCTCGCTCCTATAGTTTAATTGGCAAAACCCCAAGTTTATACCTTGGTTAGCGCTAGATTGGCGCAAAATGTACGTTCGAATCGTACTGGGAGCACGGAGTTATATGTTCTACTTTGGTGATTTTGTGCGTAGAAAAGGGCAGTCTTTACGAATTGGCATGGTTGAACGTATTGACGGAGACACGGTCTATGTGCGATGGCACAAAGACGGAAAGGGGATGCCTATCTCTTGCGCGCTAATCGAGCTACGTATCTAAAATCAACTTGTGCTTGTGGAAACCTTAAGCACGTAAAATCCAAGATATGTAAGATTTGCTATGAACGTACACGTCCGAGAGGCCGAAAAACAGTATCTTGGAAGTCTGATAATTATGTGGATTGCGTCTGTGGCAGAATCAAACAGGTATGGTCTAAGCAGTGTAAAACTTGTTACGAGCGCAATAGACCTAGGGGAATCGGGGAGCACGGTAAGTACGCGACGTATGTAAATTGGAAATGTAGGTGCGACGCGTGCAAGAATGCGTATAATCTATATAGTAAGAGTTGGCGAAGTAGTCTGTAGTCAGCAAAGTAGGAGAGCCAAGATAGATGTTTATAGACTTGACGGCTGGAGTTAGTAGCTATAACTATTAGCACGGAGATAAGCACCCGATCTTTTACTTTGTTGACTAGAGGCTACTTAAAATAATGCTTGACACTTTCTTTTTCATGAACTAAAGTCTAATCACACTAGAACAAACCAAGAAAGACCCCTATCATAATGTCTGCACTTGTTGATATCCCCTCGGTCAATTTCACCGCTGCTACGGACCTTCTTCACATTGCGATGGCTGCTAATCAGACTGTTCTACTCATTGGAGATCCGGGTGTAGGCAAGTCGGCTATTTGCGCGATTGCAGCCAAGAAGATTCAGATGCCATTTTACACGCTCCTGGGGTCTACTCTAGACCCGACAGATATCGGCGGATTGCCCATGAGAGCGGAAGACGGCAAGCGCGTTCTACGCCTGCCCTTGGACGAGATTTACCAGTGCGCCGAAACTCCTGGAGTCTTGTTTCTTGACGAAATCAGCGCAGCCCCTGGCCCGGTACAGGCAGCCTTGCTCCGGCTTATCTTGGAGCGCGTTGCTGGTAACGTGCATCTGCATCCTGAGACTCGCATCGTTGCGGCTTGTAACCCGCCCGAGCAAGCCCCGGCCGGTTTCGAGCTCAGCGCGCCGCTCATGGGCCGTATGTCTGTGGTGCATTTTCGCCCGACTGATGACGAAGTAATCGAATTTCTTCGTACTCTTGGATCGGACGATGACAGTGCTAGCCCAATGGACAAGGCTATCCGTGAAGAAGCTATGCTTTTCTCGGCCGTAGCTAATGTCACTCCCGAGCTTCTTCAAATCGACATCCCGAAGCACTGCGTTAACGGCGGACAGCCCTGGGCTAGTCCTAGGTCATGCGAGCGCATGATCAGAGCCCGGGCCGCAGCGAGTGTGATTGGTATGAACCTACTCGGTGATGCAGTCTATGCGATTACTGCCGGGTCTATGGGCGAGCGTGCGGCTACGGTGTACACTGGCGTGATAAGAATGATCACCGAGTTGCCTTCGGTAGACGAAATCGTCGCGAATCCGGCATCGTGTGCGTGTCCTGCTGACAAGGCCAAGCAAGTTGCAGCTCTGGGGCTAATGCCGAGGATTGCTCAGCAAAATTTGTGGAGCGCGTATATTTATGCGACGCGTCTAACACGTGAATTTAGCTTAGCCGCGCATAAGACTTTGATTCCTATGAGCAAGTATCAACCGGCTATTACTGATAAACTCACGAAAGAAGGCATCGCAGCTCGTGCTAAACTTAGTGCTCTTATCGGCGGCGGAGTTAAGAAAGCCGCGTAACAAATGAATCCGTCTAGCTTAATGGGGGATATCCCGCCGTAGATCTAAACCGGGAATCGGCGCTAGAGGGCTACCTACTCTAATTCGGCAAACTACCTAATACTGAATTGGGCAAGTCCGCTAGGAGATAACAGGGGAGAGATTAGGCTCTCTAGTAGGTCTGTCATCGTGCGCGATTGTTATGCAGAGATGAAAACACTGTGCGTGGCTGACAGACCTACTAGATAGTCTAACCAAATAAGGAAAAAGAAAAATGTCAATCTCAAATAAGAAGCTACTTAAAAAGTTTTTGCAGTCTGTACAGAAGCCCTCTACCGAGGATCGTGAAACTCGCGCTTTCATCGAGGCTTGGAACGCGGCGGGATCTCACTATGAGATTGCGAAAAAGCTAGGATGGACGCGGCAAAAGGTCCGAGATAGGGCGAAATATCTCAGGAGGCAAGGGACGCCCCTAAAGTGGTTTCAGAAGCATAACGAGCCCCAGACGGCTAAGAAGCTGTCTCCCCGTCCCACCTACGCGGTGGAGTACGATGTAGACATGCCGGAGATTAGGAATCGCTACCCGTTTGCCGAGATGCGCACCGGGGGATCTTTTGAGATCGAGGGGGAGACAGAAGCGCGCAAGGTTCGCAATGCCGCGTATCAGTACGCACGTAAGGTGAATACTGAAGATAAGAGTAATAATTACGCTTTCGCTCTTCGCAACGTGGGAAATCGAGGAGGCGCTAAGATCTTCCGTCTTTGGAGGATCAAGTAACATGTCTATCTTTGAAGAAACTGTGTTAGATCCGTTTAGTAAGGACTTTGAGGCCGGAAAGCGCTATATGGTCCGCTATCGCGGTCTTTTGAAGAGCCAGAAAGAACTGGATTACGATTTCGGCCAATTCTTTTCCGATCTTCGGTCGGAGTGGAATAATAAGGGTGAAGCCGGAGATAAGGGATTCTGTTGGTGGGTTGGAGAAAAGCTCAATCTTACCCACAGCGAGATCCGAGACTGTCTTATTCGGGCGCGGGCCTTTAAGACCGTTGCTCCGGCTCACCCCGCGCAAATGGCTGCGCTCGGGGGTAGAAAGCAAGCTGAAAAAGTGCTTAACCTTCCAGCACCCGATCGAAGCAGGGTGATTTCTCACGCGAAAACTCAGAATATCACTCTTGACGCGGCTACTAGGATTGTGGCACCTCACTGCGTACCCGCCCCCGCACCCACACATACGGGAGCGGAAACCTACAAGATGCATTGTAGAGCGATGGCTAAGCATCTAGACGAATCGGGGGAGATTCTTCCAAAGAACATTCAGGTGATTGTGAGTAAATATCTATGAGATCTCTATATGAACCGCTAGATCACAAAATCCGTGCCGCTATACACCGCAAAGCCGCAGAGGAGTGCCAGAAAGCGGGATATCCGACGATGGCGCGTGTAAATTTAGAAATGGCTGAATTCTTGGATCCCCCCGTCACTGAAGAAGACTATTATTAGTCTTGACAAATTTTTGGAGAGCACTAAGATTATACGCGTACCCCGATGAAAAAGATTTGCTCCAAAAAAGTTCATAGCGCTATGAAGCGTTTTCCTTTGCTCTGGCAATCGCTGGAGTATGTAGGCAAAATGGACAGTGGACTTGAGGGGATTTATCTAGAACTCCGTAATTGCAGGTGTGGTAGCACGCTGGCGATTGAGCTGGCAGAAAAAGACGCATGAGCAACAAAAGTCATCCGCAACTAGATCGTTGTTATGATCTCGCACTTCGTGGATCATGGTCGCACCCATTCTACTTGATCCCGCTCGGACATTGTGAATGGTTCGAGGGAGATCCTAAAGAGACAGAAACTATGGCCGTACACACCCGTCTTACCAAAGACGGAGGCGAGCAAAAGCCCGAGATACAGTTACATATCAACACTGACTGGGTTGCGGGTTTGCCTGATGATCAGGTCTTTGGTGTGCTTGCCCATGAGATTCTGCACGCACTCTTGAGGCACCATGAACGCTCCGGGGGCAAGAATCTGGAGACTTGGGGCTGTGCGGCAGATATGGCGATCAATTCTGCTCTTGTATCTTCTAATATCAAATTGCCTCCATCTGGTTTGTTGCCCCCGAGAGAGCATTGGGAAGACTCGGCCGAAGAGCTTTACGAGCTTCTGGACAAAGAAGAAATCCCCAAGCCCAAGAATTACAGCCCGGGCAAAGCCGGCCAGGGGTGCATGCCTCAGAAGGGTGCTCCCGGCCAGGGGTGCATGCCTCAGAAGGGTGCTCCCGGCCAGGGCGAGGGCCAAGGCGAGGGCCAAGGCGAGGGAACCGAGCGTGCTTGGGGCGAAATGCTCGCACAAGCCCAGGTGCACGCGCGGGGTACTGGTAGTGCCAAGGCTCTCGCTAGGCTTTTCAAGCCTAAGCCTATTAAGACGCAATGGGCTAAGCTCTTGAATAAGATCGCCAGGAGAGCTAATGCACGCGGGGGGCGTGATAATCAGACGTGGTCTAGAATTAACCGCCGGAGCTTCGAAGGTGATTTTATTCTTCCCGGTTGGCAGTCTAACCGCCCGGCTATTGCTGCGATTATCGACTCTTCCGGCTCTGTCAGTGACGAAATGCTCCGGGCAAGCATCACCAGTGTGATTGAATGCGTGAAGTTCTCTGGAGTCAGGTGTTATCTGGCTCTCCATGATGGTGAATGCTATTACTCAGACTGGATCCGGCCAGAGACGAGCGTAGAATCTCTCAGCAAACTCTGCGGCCAGCGCGGAGGTACTGATCCTAAAGGCGCGTTTGAGGCTATCAGTAACGCTAAAGGTCGTTTTGATGCGTGCGTTTATCTTACGGACGGCGAAGTAGGGACTTATCCTGACAAGCCTTTGAATACTAAGCGTATGATCGTAGGCATCGTAGGAGATCATCAAAGTTCTTATCGCGCTAAGTGCCCGGACGGATGGCAGGAATTAGATGTAGAAGTGGAAATTAGTGAGTGATCCTAAACTAAAGTGGCGCCGTAAGATGGCCAAAGAGATAGCTGCGGAGTTTAAACGGTCTTCGTATTGGCTAAGCCCTTGTCAGTGCTCTCACCATAAATCTTACAAAGCCGGATATCTTCAGGCTCTGAAAGACTTAGGAATGTTTCTAGATGAGCAAGATACTACAGAAACTTAGAGTTCATACGACTAATCAACCTCCTGTTTTGGGCACGGTCAAGTGCTTCGCCTCTCCAACATGTGGTGATATATGATCCAAGATATTATCAAGCCCTTGAACCTAGCTCGCGGTTTCTTCTTCAAGACGGAGTTTAGTGCAACCGGAGGCGTCAAGTATCGGCGCATGGGAGAAGAGACCCAAGAGAAACGCGAAGACGAATCTATGACAGCTGAATGGGCCACGCGCAAAGACGTGGACCACGTGGGCTTGATGACGTGGTCACGTAGAATTGTCAACATGGCGTACAACATCATGGAAAAGCATTGTAGCCAGACGCCTATCGGCTATTGGATTTCCGAAGCGCGTGCTCCAAAGGTTCTAGAAGAGTTAGCAGGAGTCAAGATGGAGGCTCGTAAGCTGAATGATTTTGCTAAGACCGTGCGGTCTTTGCGCCGCGTGACGATAGAAGTCTACGCTACCCAAGTAGGACAGGAAGACATGGAAAAAGCGGCTGTGCGGCTTGCTGAGACCGTGCGCGAGCGTTTGGGGTCTCTCCGAGAAGATCTCTTCCGTGGCGATCTCAACGCGTACGCTACTTCGTGGAAGCGCGCGAAGAATATCAATCGCCTGGCTACCGGAATTCAGGCGGAAACAGTGGTGATGGCTCTAGAAGCTGCTAAAGAAGCGCGCAAGGCGCTAGCAGAGAAGCTCGGAGACAAGATGTCACCTGAGCGAGCCGGAGGCGAGCTTAATCTAGACATGCTTGACAGCGCGATAGTGTTGTTTACAGATAATGTAAACGGAACTCAGGCCAGTGTTGAAGACTCTGAAATCGCTGCCTAATATAGGCGTGGAATGCCCTCAGACGAATATACATATAATATCAAATTCTGGCCTACACAGGTTCATCGTATAGGGGAGGGCAATATATCGTATGACTTCACTAGATATCGCTTCGGTCAGTGTATTAAGTCCTATGCGCATCTGGGTGAATTGCGAAAACAGAAGAAAAGGCCTAATAAAGAGGTTTTCTATATTTGGGTACATGCACTTAACGAAAATAAATATGTCTTGCGTTCTATTGTTAACTGCACTGATGATCAGTTGATAGATTCTATTAGGCGATGCGGAGAATACGTCGAATCACAAAGGGTTAACAGGATAGAGGGCGAAGTTGTATTAGATATTCTATACACTGAACTTGCCCGTAGGAGCGAACATGCGCGATCTCTCAAAGACGAAAGTAATCCGCCAGTTGGAGACTCGGAACGAGATTCCGTTGATACAGTTTAGAATTGGCAAGCGTAAAGCGGAGTATGTGTGCTGGATGATGGAAAGACCCTACAGTATGCTCAGAGATAACAAATCCACATATGCCCCTCTAGATCTTCGGGATATCCGTATGTGCGAGCTCCGCAAAGCGGCCCAGCAAGTGGGCACTTATCTCGAAGAAGACAAAGTAAGCCAAGCTATCGCCGAAGAAGTGTTAGATTTGATATACGCTGAGCTTAATAGGAGATTTAGTAAATGAGCGGCTGGCATGTTTTTTCATATATTCTAGGCGCTTTTTCTTGTATTTGCGTATTAGGATGGCGCACGTACAAAAACCCTGATAGAGACGAAGATGACGGCATATGCTGGGAAGATGAAGACACGGAGGTTTATGTCAGACTTCAAGATCGAAAAGAACATAGTTAAGTCTGAGTTTCTTGGTCTGGGCTCGGTAATAGAGGGCGGTTCGATTCCACCCCCAGACCCTATTAAGCGCGGTAGGCCTAAAGTAGACAAAAACTTCCCCTGTATAGGGGAATGTACGCATTATTTGGATTGTTGGCTCGAAAAGGGACTAGCTCTTCCCGATTGGATAGCTATCCCGGACGTACCCCAAGAAATTATGGACTTAGATCCTATCCCTGAGTAATCTAACTTTATGGCGGATTTTGAAAGCATTATCACCCAAGTAATCCCTCTTGAGAATATGTTCGAGGCTCGCGAGCGTGCTAAGCCAGCTCATGTCTATCAGAATTACGTAGACTCCGAAGACGCTGGCTTCCGCCCGGCCGGCTCGAACCGTCCGACCTTGGATATGTTGCCGTTGAAGCGTTAGACCGGGTAAACTCGGGCTCCCCATGGCACGCCCCCTCAGTAAAAAGTTCACTAAATACGATGACTTAAAGCCTCGCTTGGATCTCTTGCCCCCGTGGGCGATTGAGATTATCGGGTATGGTCTCAGGCATGGAGCAATTAAGTACGCTCCTGGCAACTGGGCCAAATGTAAAGACCCGTCTCGTTATATTGCTGCTATGTTGAGGCACCTAATGGCGCATCAAAAGGGCGAATTCACTGATTTAGAGTCCGGTATTCCGCACATAGCTGCGGCTGTTACATCGGGTCTATTCGCACTTGATTTGTATGCCCGAGGAGTGCAAGATAGAACTATGCTTGGATTATACTTCGCAATAGTTAAGCGCACTTCGAAGAGATCTGGCTTGATTATTAAGAGATTCAAGAGCTTTGAAAAAGCCTGGGCCTGGCTAGTCGCCCAAGGGCTTGATCTTGAAAAGTTTTTAGTAAAGTCTGTCCCGGCATGTGAAAAGACAGGGCATAGGACTGTACTTAATGGATAATAGTAATAAGGCACCTGCTTACGATCTTCGCGCCACGAAACTCGATGTTGTGAGATCGCTTTTCGAGACGTACCACGGCTACAAGTCTGTATCGAGTTCTGCAACGTATGTGTTCGCCGTGTTTGAGGACGATAAGCCTGTCGCCGCGTACGCTTGGCAACCCC